AACCAGCATGCCATAGGCCGTGTGTAGTTACCGGAATACCCAGCAACTCACTCATGTACTTTAAGTTTATGATACCAGGATGCCAAGCATCAGTAAAGATAAAGTGATCGCCGGGATGAACGGATCCGTTACAAAATAAACGACCCATCTGTTCAACTTGGTTAGCCTTGTAGATATTAGTACCACCAAAATTGAGGAAAGCACCTGGAGTGGTAGCACGAGGAATATCCTCAGGGCCAGATATAACTTGAACATTATGTCCTCTCTTTCGTAACAAGTCAGGCAAGTGGATTTTCCACTCGCCCGTGTACCTTGTTTCTACAGCTTCGAGATCAACGAGAAAAACGCGACTCATTATTGTATCTTGGTTTATTATTATCCCAACGGGGCTTATTGCCCATGTATGGACGACGAGGACGCTTACTTGCCAGATAAGATTGATAGTTCACAGAATCTTTACGATAAAGATCTGCAGGATTAAAATCGCAGAGTTCAAAACGACACCAGTCGTGATAGGCTTCGAGATCGTCGAACACCCGGACAACGTCTGGCCGATTTTCAAAATATGCATAGTCCTTGTAATTACGAGCCATGATAGCTTTCTTCCTTATAGATTAGTACTTGATGAATGAACCATTTTCTCCGTCTTCGGAGACCTCAATCCAAACCTCACGGTTGGGATACTTTGCTTTGATAGTGTCGTGAAGTTCATCAGACATCATCTCGCAACTTTTATAATCAAGACTTAGAACTGAACCTTGACCATTATACAACGTTTCAAGCCATCGCTTGAATTGGATGAATTCGATGTCCCTATCATTGTGTTGCACAGAGATCCACACCCTGAAATGAAAGATGTGGCGATGAGGATACCCCAAAAACGATACGTCATATTCGTCTCCTGTAGCTAGATTTGAATCTGTTAGAGCTGCAGGATATTTATGTATACCTTCTTTTCTGAAAGTAACCCAGATCATCTTAGTCGGGCGGATATCTTGTCTAATGATCATATAGACAACAATCCTTTACACAGGACTTGAATTTCATCTCTGGTCATATGAAAATTATATGTACTATAGCTAGCAACTTCTCCCTTTTCGTCTAGAGATTCTTGTATAAAATCTATAGCCATCAAACCTTCGGGTTTCATACACTCCCAAGATTCCACACGAACTCTAAATGCAGAAGTTTCTTTAACTGTAATGTTTTTAATATTTAAACTAGGATGTTTCATCTCTTTAATGCCTCCATCATAACAATTTTAGCTAATGCATCACCTAGATCTTGATCTTCAGTGATAACGTGCATACTATTAAAGTTTCGATCTTTATGACTATCGTAACTACGAGTTTCTACAACATATCCACCACTTGCTTTATAAATCTGAAGACGCATACCATCACTAGATAGTCTGTCTGATTCTACAATCTGCGGAATATCTTCTTCACAATCGTCACTGTTTAACCAGTTACGAACACGCTGTTTGAATGATAGTTTCACTTTTTTTACCTTTCTTATTCTTCGCTGTTTATTTGCTGAGGTAATAGTAGCGATTGCCTGTCCATAATTACTCATTTGAGTATCTCGTCTTTGCCATATTGATCCCAATCAGTGAAGCGATCTCTTCCTAACAGGTCCTGTAGGTTATGACACCAAACCCCAGAATTAGTTGCTGCAAAATCTTTATCGTCGATTTTTAATGTAGCATTGTAGCCTAGCTGTTGTATATAAGGTAATTTTACACTAATTTGCGGAATAAATCTACGCTTTTCGGTAAGACCGCTCTCTAGCAATCCTTCCGTTTCTGATACATCAAAGTCTAAGGTACACCACAATTCATCTTCAGCATCGAGACAGACATAGATCATGTTTTCCCACGGACGCCAAGTTTCAATATCATTGATACCGTTTGTTTTAAAACTTTGATTAGCACCAAAGTAAATATGCCGACAATTATTATTGCGAGCGAGCTCAAGAATAACATAGGGATCATGAACACCAACAACAAAAAGTGTCCGAAGCCCAAATGCTGGTGTCTTTTCAATTTCTATCCCTGTAAAGAATGTGATGTTGTTTGCTTTACCTGATTCATAATTTCTTTGCATTACCATGTACTCATGTCAGTAATATCCACGGTAGTATCTACATCCTTGTCCGTGTCATTAAAAAGGTTAAATTTAACAGTCACCGCAGGTCCGATACCGTTGCTGTTGTTTGATTCTAAAGTAAACCACTCTACTTCTTTAAAGTGAATAACTATTTTAGCAAGTTTTTCAACTTGAGTACGATTGAGAACAAAAGTATTTGTTGACATTGTGTGCCTATGTGTGAAGTTGTTTGTGCTTTAGTATAGCAATTTCGTCTTTTAAATGCAACCTCTGTTTCTTCAATTCTTCAAGTTTTAAGTCCTCGAACAGGCCATTTTTTTCCAAATTATCTATCTGTTTATCCAAAGCACGATGTGCTTCTTCCAAATGCTTGATTCGATTTTCGTACATAAAAACTCCTTATTCAACTTTGAGATTGTCTAGAGATTCATCTTCCCGGTCGTCTTGCCATGAAGTTTCATCTTCTTCTTCCTCATAGAACAGAGTATTGGCGATGTTTGTTACACCTCCACGTAATCTTGCTCCTTCGAGATTTTGTAAAAAACCAAGTCGTTCTGCTTCAGTGATCATTTCAAAAGCCTCGTCTTTGGTTTTCGAGTTAAACAGTTCTTCAACAAATCGATTGAAATAAAGAATATTGCGTGGAACCCATTCGCTCATTTCGTCGGATTTATCAGCATCTTTGACCTTGCGCCAACGTCTCCAATCTGGACGATGTTTGGCATATTCGATATCCATTAGATTATTAGAACGCTGTACTGCACGGATATGACATTCCACATTATGCCCCATCATTAGAGCATAAGCAAAACTGTCCCACGATGTTTTACCTTCTTTGCCAATCTTGTTTAGCATTCCTGGTGCATAGTGGCATATGTCAGCAATAGACAAGCGTCGTCCAAAGTCGCTTTCGAACGGGAAAGGAATATCGTGCCGTCCGGCAAGACCCTTATTATCTGGTGCCTTGTCCATGATAACTGAGAATCGTTTAGAGGTGTGTTGGGCGTTAGTATACACAAGTCCGTGAGCGGTTGCGATAAAAGGTGAGGCACAGTCGAACGATATCGTGAAGTTTTCATTTACATGTTTCCTTATTTGACGCTGAATGCTGGTTAGGTAACAACTCCAATCTAACTGTGCAGTGCCTAAGAAGTGCATCCAATCCTTGCCTTCTAACATACCATCAAAACGCATAGTAACTAACCTGCGTAGTGTAATAGGCATCTTACACATATTAGCACCGCCCATGGCCCAGCCCTCTGCGGCCTTGTCTTCGTAAACGGTGGAGTCACTAAATTCTTTTACTCCTTGATACCAAGCTTCAGCATTTTCCCAATTAGATCCTTGTAGAACATTTAAAAATTTAGTTTGACCTAATCTATTTTCTATAAAATATTTGTTGTTAAAACGTGTCTTTTCTAGACAGTCTTCGAATGTCTTTAATCCAGTTTTAGGACTATGGATATGATCACAGGCCCATGTCGGAACGTCCAGCATCATTGACCAATCTGCAGTGAGTTCTAGCCATTCGAGAATTTTCTGTCTTACCTTATTAGCTTCCGCACCTTCAAAGTTTTGCCAGTCAAATTTAATAACTCCTTTACCGATTTGATAACCGCCAGAATCACCTAAGATCATTGTTTTAGAACGATCACGATCCTGTATCATCGATTCCTGCACGAGACTTTTTTGAAGATCTAATTGTGCATGACCCGCTGAATACAAAGCATTTTTATAATAAAAATATCCCTGTTCTGGATTTAAAAAATTCATACCTTCAATACCGCGATCGAAACCTTTAGGAATACGTTCGTCTGGAATAAATTTTTCTAATCTTTGTTTTGCGATATATGTGCTATAGAAACTACTAATCGCCGGCAAATAGACCGCATAGTCTTTCTGTAACGGAGTTAAATCAACTGGCTGTTTGTTCGTCATGTGTCAGAGTTCTCTCTTGTATGTTCCAAAAATGTTCAATTGCCTTTTTAGCAGATTCATAATTGATGTATTGGCCTAGGTAGCGTTCTTCATTTAGCTCACTGTAAACTCTAGCACCGTAGATATTCGTATGTGCCAGATTATACACCTGACCGATGATCCTACCATTTTCTTTTTCAAAATAGTAGGACACTTTGTGATCTGCGTCACGCCATTCTTTCATATTTAGGCAGCCTGTGCTGGAATAATATATTTGTAAGTAGCAAGTCCGCTATCTAGTGTAATTTGAATAGCACCTTCATTTGATAACGACATTTTTGTGTTGTTGACATCGGCGATTTTAAGAATGCTCAAGATTGGTAGTACCGGCCAAGTCCAGCCACGGTCAAGTTTGCCTGCTACATTTTGTGCAAATACAAATTCGCCACCATGTGTCGAAGCATCACCAAAAATAAACTTTAGATTACCACTGTCTGTTTTAGCAAGAAATGTCGGATGCTCGTTGTTAGCACCGGCCTGGAAATTAAAACGCTGAACAGCGGCTACGGTTGGTTCAATCTCGACATCCCATTTAACTCCACGAAACTTCACTGTTTTCATCTTTTCGTTGATGATTTCTTGATTCATAAATCGATAATCGTTACGGAAGTCACCGTCTTTGTTTTCAAAGTGGATACCTACGGGAATAGTTTCGCCATTGCGTTCTGCTGTGGTAATTGAAATTTTTGCATCTTCTTTGTATTCTGCACCATCTAACAGATATTTTAGTTTATTGAGCTGAGGCATACCGAATACTCCAATCATATCCGAATAAGGATTAGCAGTTTCTGCCTCCATAATCACAGATCGATCATCAGCCATTGAATTGATAACTGTGCCTTTTTCTGACCCTGTAACTTTAACCGTTGTTAAAAATCCCAGGTTTTGTGTATGACTTACGATGTCTTGTAAAATATCTTTCATTTATAGAGTCTCCATGTATAGTAAGATTATATTTAGATCTTGAGAAAAAATCAACCTAGAAATCACTCAAAATCAAACAGTTTGTTGAATGTATTATCTGACCTTGTTGAACTGATGTCCCATTCCAAAACACCAATTAAATTTTCTAATTTTTCATCGATGACAGTATTTTCCATCTCTGCATCATCGAAAGGCATGTCCTTGAACCATTGTGGCAATCTAAGTTCGTCTACCGGATAAGCCACTGAAGTATATCCCATTGGGTTATCTTTGAGCTTGCAGACAATAACTTTGGCTCCATCAACGATCTGCATAGAATACTTGTCATCCATCATTCGTTTTAGTGTATTCCAGTTTAGGCTGGCTCGTACATGACCGGGCATATTAGTTTTGCCTTGCTTTTTTTCTTTAGCAAGATATTCTGTAATATTATTAGCACGTTTGGGAGAACCCTTTTCCCATCCGGGTCTAGTCTTGAAATCTGTGCGGAAGTCAGTAATATAATCTAATACTTCTTCTTTGGCCGCACCGTTCAGCACTCGAGTCAATACTTCACTTAGGAAGTCTTGGATAACAACCGGGGTATCTGACCTTTTGAGATCCAACCCCATGGCTTTGATTTTTCCTGGGTTACCGTCGATGTCTGATCGTTTTCCTTCTTTGTCGTAGTACAAGACTGCATATCGTTTCTTAGTAATGAACAGACCTTTCGATGCAACGATTTCACGTCCTGCTTTGATAACTTCTCCTCGACTTTTTGGGCAGTGGAAAGCATCTGACATGAATTTGATGAATGTGCCATTTACAGTTTCTCCTATAGTATCGTAGAGTTCAATTACCGATTCTCTGGACCAGGGAATCGTACCTTTCTCAATGTCTTTTTTTAGAGTAACATATGCAGAAAAATAACAAGAGTCTGTATCACCGTAGATGATCGCTCGTCCGACATGATCGTATTCGCCCGTGATGATCTCATTGACTTTACCTGCCATATGTTTGGCAACTTGCCTGCCAGTTAGTGTAGTCGATTGGCCGATCCTATTATCAAAGAAACGACACCCTGGATTCAAGATAGCACCGTATAAACTGTTGAGGTTAATCTTTTTGACCAACTGACGCTTATCCCAATATTCTTCTTCGACCTTGTTTCCAGCCTTGATACAATCTTTGAGTTTAGCCTGCATTTCTTTACGTTCTTTATACCAACGAGCTAGAAGTCCGGGAATGATTCCTTCTTTTTCATAGGTAAAGATAGTGCCGTTGGCACTTAGCATCCAAGGCTGGTTGCTTTCGAATATAAGATCGTAGATCTGTGCAGCACTAAGAGTATCGCTGCCGCCATCCTCCCAGTCTATAACAATTTCACGACCTACTTCACGGTTCATAACACTGGTATATTCTATGCTGCCGAATATACCTTCCCAGGCACCAGCGAAGCTACGTCCCTTTGCCATCTCAGCAGAGATAAAGTCTTTGGTACCGTCTTGTCGAAGTTGACCTACTATAGTCTCTGGACCCATATTCAAAGCTCGAATTGCCGAAGGATACAGACTGTTGATATCTAGAGAACCAATCCATTCGTGTATTCCTTTTTTAGGAAATGCAACATACGCACCCGCGGCCGGCTCCGAACCAGGTTCTCTCTGTATTCTATTAGGAACAATCAGCCCTCTACGATGAGCTTCGTTGATGATCGCCTGTTCTGTAACAGCCACAGCTCCCATAGTAGTTTGAATCAACACAGTGTTCTCATGAGCAATGGTGTTGGCTAGATCGATAAATTTAAGTTTTCTATCTAGGTCATCTAACAGCATAGTATCGTTTCTATTATATTCAATGAACTTTTTAAAATCATTGTTGTATAGCTGATCTAATGTGCCTTCGTACTGTGTCTTTGTTTTACCTAATTCATATTCAGCGATAGCATCTAGTCGATATGTGTGTCTTTCTTCGTAGGTGTATTTTCTATAAAGTTCCAGGCTGTCGATATGAACACGGCCTATAAGATCATAGGTCACTGCAGTTTTGCCAAATTTTTCATATTCACGCTTTTTGGGAAATTGATTCCAGAGACAGAATCTTCGAGTATCCTCTTTACTTAGAACTTTAGTAACTCGATTTACAGTGTAAGGAATATCAAAACCTTCTGAGTTCCAACCGCTAAGAACATCGGCATCTTCTATAAGATGCAGAAATGTATCTAACATGTCTGCTTCATTATCAAATAGTAATGTATTAGGGAATTCTTCTATCTGCTTCTTGGCCTTGTCCATACCGAGTGTTTTGGGAGGAATAGCGAGACATACAAGACTATCCATCCATTGTAGATGAACAGCGATAGCAGTGATTGGCATAAATGCATCATCGGGTGATGCATACCCACGTTCTGGGTCGAAGTCTACTTCAATATCGAAAAATGCTATATTGAGTTTTGGAGCATCAACGTTTAGATAATGATCTTCTAGGCAACGGTAAATTGGATTGATATCTGATTCATACAGTTTTTTATTTGAATGAATCGCGAGTTCTTTTCGTAGTTCCTTTACATTCTTACAGGTCACACGGGTTAGTGGTTCACCTTTGATTGAATGAAATTTACCTCGGGGATCTTGATAATAAAAAATATGACGTGCAGGATATTCTTTATAATGTCTCTGACCCTTGTCATCTCGTTCGACAACATTGATCATATCCTGATCTCTGTCATAGAAAGCGTCTACATAACTCAAATTTTTCTCCTTTGTGATTTATGGCTCACAAATACCTACATTGCGGATTATGGCCTCGCCTGCCATCTACATTTATTTAATTACTTAGCATTCTCACTAGACCTACACTGTCGATAGTGACTAACAAGAGGTAGTTAGCAAGCATGCCAAACGATTTCCTAGTATAAGCAGCCCAAGCATACATAGCGCAACCAGAGATCCAAATAGGGTACAACGCAAGTAGAGGCGGGTTTGGGACTGTGGCTGCCATAGTAATACTGCACCCAATACTGATAGCCCAAGCAAGTAACTCAACAATAAAACGGAAACGATTACTGCGCCAATCATTTTGTATCCAATTTATAGTAGGTCGAAATATGTCATTTATCATTTAGTCCTTTTCAGGAAGATTTTTGGTAACACCTAAGATACCTTCAATTTCTTCCCATTCAGCCTCATGCTCTTTCCAATTATCTTTATGAGCAATTTTAATAGCTTTGTTGATCCAGCTGGGTTTGATCTGCAGTTCTTCTGCTACTGCTTTTACAGTTTCTTTTAGACCTTCTTGGAGATCCTCAACTTCGCGCAATACATTTGAGCCCTCGTTGATAAGACGTTCGAGTTTAGCTTTTTCTTCGGGACCGTACATTTTTGCCATGATTTTTTCCTTTAATTTGTTGTATAGTTAAAATTACCTGATACTGAGATACGGTAATCGTCTGAAGTGTAAAACGGATATACAGCATGCATTAAACTAGCCGGGAACATCAGCATAGTTCCTTCCATCTCCTGATCACAGGCTACTAGTAAACTTTTAATCTGACCCAACGTATCTGTATATAAGAATTCAAAATGTCCCGGAACATTGGTGTTACTGTCTTTTCCGGGTCCTAGATTTTTTTCTTCTTTAGCTGAATACGGAATCTTTAACCAAATAACAAATGATAATATTCCAGCGTGACTATGAGTGGGATTGAACTCATGTTTAGTTTGAAAGTTTACCCAACTATAATCTAAACAGAGCTTTGAATTCGATTCTTTTTTATAGTTGTTACGATCTATAAAGTCTTGAGCATCTAGTAACAACAAATTTTCAAGGTAGGTTAGATTATTGATTAAAAGAAATTCTTTTTTGATATTACCTGCGAGATCTTGATTAAATTTTTCAGCAGAATCAAAATTGCCTTTTATCTGAGAGATTTCTTCCCAGATAGGAGATAACTCTTCGGCAGTTAGTTGCCTAGTGAGGTAACCGATGTTCGGGAACGTTCTGTGTACACGCTGCGTCATATGACTATTATATAGTCATAAAAAAAGCCGGTCAATGAATAACCGGCTTTATTTTACCAAAAGGTAAAATTATTTTTGATCTTCGCTTAGAACGTCGTACATTTCGAATACACCACCCATTCTTTCGTAGACTAAACCTGCGAAAAGTTCTGATTTCATACCTTCGCCTAGTTTATTTTGAGCAACACGAGTTGCCCAGGCAAATAGTTCCTTGTCGAGAGGATCAATGGCCTGCTGACCGCCACTTTCTTGTACTAGTTTGGCCATATCTCTGAAAGTCAACGATTGTTCAACTGATTCTGCAACTACTTTCTTAGAAGTTTTTACAGACTCATTCTTTTTGCCAAAGTATTTCTCTTGTTTGGCCGACATACCTTTCTTGCCGTCTTTCTTGTCGCCACCTTTATCAGCAACAGCTTTCTTCATTGGCTCTTTCTTGTCACCGTCTTTGTCCATGTCTAAGAAGTCTGGCTTCGCTGCTTCGTCCATCTTCTTTTCTTTCTTTGCGGGTTTCCTGGCTTCTTTTACAGATTCTTCTTTTTTCTCACCCTTTTTCTTATCGACCATAGCGAGAAACTTTTCACGTGCAGCTTTTTGTTTATCGCTGGCTTCTTCGATACTTTCTGAACTGTGTTTTTTAACAGAGTCTTTACCAAAACGTTTTTGCCAATCTTTGCTCTTAGCCTTCTCAGCTTTGTCTAATTCTCTATCGCCCTTTTTTTCAGCAGCTGATTTAGCTGCCTTAGAAGGCTTAGACTGTGCTGGTTCAGAATTGTCTTCACCATCATAGTCATCTTTCTTCTCATGTTTGATACCTTTTTCTGTTTTAGTAACAGTGCCACCTTTGTGGGTCTTTTCAGTATCACCTACTTTCTTTAGTTCTTCAGAAAGAGGAGTTAGGCCAGCTAATACACGAAACTCAGTGTCTTCATCTAAACGTATAGGTGTGCTTTGTTCTGCACCTTTTGGAAGATCGATCGGACCGTCGATGCTTTCGATTTTGCTGATAATTGATTTGAAATCCATTTTAGTTTCCTTGTTTTTTCTTTAGCCACTGCTCTTTGAGATCGTTTTTAACCTGATGTTCGATACTCTCTTCGAATTCTCTAGGACCGTGTTTGACCGCCTCACCTGCCATTTTTTCATACTCTAGATAATGGTATACGCTAGAAATATAATCAGCGGCTTTGGTAATTTTACTCTGTACCCAACCATCGAGTTCTTCGTTTTCGTCGATCATACGAAACAATTTAGCAGAATACTGTGCTAGTTTATAAAGCTCTGCTCGAGCCATTTTAGCTTCGTGATCGTCATGTTGTTGAATTTTAAGGTCCATATCGTATTTATCTTTTTATCGCAGGGCCGCCAAATAGGCTAGTTCCTGTATCGTCTAATGCATTATCTGAAGGTTTCTGCTTTTTAGGTTTCGGCTGCGGAGGTGCTTTAGTGCCGCTTTTTCCCGGACTACCCGTATAAGATTTCTGGCCTCTAGCAGACCCTGGGCTAATGTGTGGATTTACTACTGTAGTAATATTAGCTGCTGAAGTAGCACCTGTGGTAGCGGTTTCTAAAAGTTCTCTTATTTTCATAGTATTATTTATTGCGTCCGCTTTTCATATTAGCACACCAGTGATACATTTTAGCTTTTTCGCCTGATGCGTTTTTAGCCCGTTTTCGTAAGTCTGTTACACTTCCGTTACAGCTAGCACCTGAACGTTTTACACGTCCCGGACGACTCTTGCCTTTAACCTTGCCATCAGCAAAATTTTCTCCTACATTATAAGTTTTATCAGTCTTTTGTCCTTTTTTCTTTTCATGTGATTTAGGATCTATATCTGTAGTATCTAATCCTGTTTTTTTCAGTGCATCAATATATTTGTGTTCTGTGTCTTCGTCGCCAAAAGCTAAAATAGCACTAGGTGGTCCTTTACCAAAATCATGTTTGCCTAGACCTTTTAGATCGCTGATATGCTGTCCTAGTTTATACCAATCATAAACATCACTGACATCTACTTTAACTGTGCCCTTGGGCATAGTTGGTTTAGTTTCAGGACCTGTCGGCTTCTCATTAGGGTGTTTATCTTCAGTAAGTTTATTCAACTTTCTATAATAATCCCCACCTATTTTCATCTTTGATTGTTTGTACAGCATCATAAGTTGTGATGCCTGTGATTGTACATAGGAAGTTTTAGGAATACTAGCCATTCGATCAATGGCTAATTTCATAGCATCAACTCCTGTTTCTGCATGTATAGCAAGACGATCTTTAATAATTCGTTTTACATCCGTATCGGATATTTTTAATTCTATGATAAATTCTCTGGCTTTCATTTCATCGCTACCTGGAATGCTTGATGTTTTTCTTTGCGCTGATCGAGATGTTTCAATCCAGGATTTATCCCTTTGGTTACATCCTTGGTGTTTTTAAAACTGTCAACTTTGTCTCGAACACGTTCTTTCCAAAACCATACAGCTACTTTGGCAGCAACATCTGGACGCTCTACTAGTTCCGGTTTATTGACTAGATCCAAACCTAATGCTTGACCAGCACGTTTATAATTATCTTTACCTGTGAGCTGTATGTAACCGCGACCTTTATATTTTGCACCGTCTCCGGGTTTGGTATTGCCTAGTATCTTTGCTTTTCGTGGTGCAAATCTAATATCGTATTTTTTAAAATCTAACGAACCGCCGATCTCTTTCATGTGTTTAAAATCTAAAGTTTCGTGAGCACACTGCGCCAGAAATGCTGCTAATTCTTGACCTTTGATTCCTGCTTTCTCTGCTTCTTTTTTAAGATAAACTTCGTGTGGATTACCTGTTACAGATTTCGATATTTCTTTTTTACTGATCTGGGATATAGGATCTTTCTGCTTAGGTTTTGCTGCTTCTGCATCCCCAGGGCTACCTAATGCTAGTGCAGTACCCAATGCGCCGGCAGCTGCCCAGTCTTTCCATCCCTCATCAACATCAAACTCTTTACCTTGTAGTTTGACACCCACTGTGTCTTGAACTAATTTCCATGCCAGACCCTTTTTACCACGTTCTAAAAATTGTTGAAATAATTCTTTTTTCTTATCGTCGGCTACTTGAAAAAATTTAGCCAGCTCCATCATTCCAAGGTTGCCAGGATAGGAAGCTTCATAATTGATGCTTTCGCCTCCTCCTCCACCGTCACCGCCTCCCGATCCGCCGCCGTCGCCACTGTATCCTACCGCATATCCATAACCACCATAGGGACCTGGGCCGTAAGCAGCCCAACGTGGTCTACGTTTACGCTTTTTCTTTTCGGTGACGAACTCGTGAGCTTTCATACTCGACTATAAGAATTGGGCGGGCGATCTTCTTCGCTTTGCTGTTCTGGAAAGACCAAATAATCATTTTCTTGTTGGTTTAACAAGGCCAGATCTCTTTCAGGAGGTATTGGACCACAGCCTAATCGAATCCATTCTGATTCACTATAATAATATTGTTTATCTTTCATATTGAGAAACTACTCCCGCAACCGCATGTTGTTTGAGCATTTGGATTTTTTATGCTAAATGACGATCCATTTAAATCTTCGTTATAATCTATAACGGCTCCTTCCATATATTGCATACTCATTGCATCTATAACTAATTTCCAACTACTGTCTAATGTAATTTCCCAGTCGTCGTCGTTTCGCTCTTCATCAAAAGTAAAACCGTAACTAAATCCCGAACAACCACCACCTTGAACAAATGTACGTAACATGAGTTGAGGATTATTTTCTTCCATTAGGAGATCTAAGATTTTAGCCTTTGCTGTATCAGTTATCTCAACCATTTTTTATCCCCCACAGGTTTTTCACCAGTTAGATAAGGTAAACTGAACCAAAGTTGAAACCATTCAGGAGTTCCTGGACGTATATCATGCTTTTTCATTAGTTCTCCTTTTTCGTTACCAGTCAAACTGATATTACTTCCTTGTTCGATAGTATATGGAGTATACCCTTTGAACTGTTTAATACCAGCTAATTGTTTTAGTTCACTTATCGGATCCATCAGCTTTCTTATGGCTCTTATAGCCTTTATTTTTCATTGACCATGCTAGTGCAAACGGATTATCGATATCTTTGTGCTTCTTCATAGCTTTGACTGTGCCTTTAAATCCTGGAGGAGCCTTCTCAGAGACACTTTCTGTAGCTGGTTCACCGGTGATAGACACAGTCCATTTCTTTCCAGTGGATTGAGATTTCGCTTGTGCCCAATTCTGTAGCTGACGATAGTGATCTCTTTCTTTGTAGTCGTCGGCAAACTGACCCCGACCTTTAAACACTTTCCATTTTTTACCATTGATATAGATAGCAAAGTTATTTGGGGGCTCTGTATTACCTTCGTCCCAGTCCTCTGGATCTCTTACTCTTTCAGACATGCTTTCGTCTTGTTTTTGTAAATCAGCATACGCACTTACAAAGTCGCTTGGAAAATCTTCATCGTAGTTGAGTTTACCAAACGCAGCCTTTTTACCTAAGTCTCTAACCATCAACGGGTAGGCAGCGTCTAACACTTCTTCTGCTCGACCACTGGCATCAAGGTTGGGATTCATATCAAACACTTCTTGGGCCAACTGTTCATAATAATAACCGTCCGAACCTTCCATAGGTACAAGATCTTTTTTGTGTTTAACATCGCCTTGCTTTTCAGCTTTGCGTTTGTCTTTGTGTGCGCCGGCACCTGCGGTTTTTTGATTCTTAGCTACAAAGTTACGTGGCTTGCTTGCCGGTATAAATTCTTTGGCTTTCATAGTTAGGCTACCTGTTTATGCATTAGTTGATAGGTTTTTAAAAATTCTTTCTCTCGATTACTTAGAGGTCTACCAGTTTTTACTTTTGCTACAATATATTTGTAGTAGGCATCGTCGTCAGCGAGTTCTGTGATTTCTTCACTTTCGTTGATTCCCATACCTTCTCGAACAGCTGCAAATAATTTTTTCGCATATTGACCAGCACCTGTGGCTTTTTCAAAAGCTTCAAAATTATTATTAGCCGCTGCTGATCTAGCTGCCGATGCAGATACTCCGGCAACACCTTCTGCTCCATCTTCTCTTTCACCGCTAGATTTAAAATCTAAAACATCAAATTTGTAATATCCGTGAGGCTTGCCGTCGACGCCGTTGTACATTTCTAAAAGTTTTTTCATGCTTTCTAGACGATCGCTGCCTGCTACAAACGTAGCGTCTCTGTACCCGAGATCGTAAAGATAGCTGGCTACCTTGACAGGAGTATTTAGGCCCGAGTCATCGACTACTGCATCGGAATGTTCTGGTAGTATGAGTTTGATAAATTTTATTTTTGTTGCATAATCTAATGGATTATCTTTTTTATCCTGAGAAGGACTTACGAAAATTTTGTAATCTCCTCCTATACCAGAGACTGTATCTAAAAGTTTTTTATGTCCAATGGTGGGAGGATTCAATCTGCCGAAACAGAACGCCACATGTTTATTGCCTGCTTCAAACAGTTCGTTTAATAACATTATTTGTAATCACCACGTTTTAAAAACATTTCTTGTTCTCGGCAAAAATGTTTAGCAAGTTCGATGAGTTTTTCTTTGGGAAATTTCTCTTCTGGGTTTTCAACATCAAACTTATCACAATATGATTCAAGACAATGTTCTAATGGTCGAATATAAATTTTATATGCGTTAGGATTACCTTGATATTCTTTATGGCGTTTTACCGCAGGAAAGAAATGCTTAGTTAGCATAGAATCGTCATTATCAATATAGAATTTTAAATCATCTAACCAATCTATATCAGGTTGATCTTGTTTAGGAGCGCCAATGGCGCTGAACATTTCATTTAATAACATTACCAGCTCCTACAGGACCAGTAACGTGCTTTCCAACGTGGACCTGGGTTTTTGCAATTATGACGGGCACGGAAACTCTTTCTACGTGCAGGATTTGATTTTTTGATACGCATTTTTTTATCGCCGAAGTTTACTTTAACGATTTTACCATTTGGTTTGCGTACATATACTTTTGATTTTTTAACATCGCCGGCCATCTTCTTGCCTAGAGGTACTTCACGACCTTGGTATTTGGCTTCGTCGACATCATCGTCTGGTTTAGTTGATTTTTCAATAGAATAAATCATGCCTTTGTTGATTTTGTCGTTGTCTTGATCGTCTTCTTTGTCGTCATCATACTTGGCATAATGCTTTAGACCTTTGTCTGTTCTAATTACAGTGCCGCCTTTGTGAGTACGTTCTTCTTGTGATTCGTTGTTACCATAGTCACCGTAGTCTTCATCTGAGCCAAAACCTGCCGATGCTAGTGCATAGTTGTCATCTGTTTCGCCGCCTTCGTCATCACTCTGTCCGCCGAACTCTTGTTGCACAATGTCCATCAGCATCATTTCAATTTTTTCAAAATCATCTTTGGGGTGCAGACCTGTTTCGCCAGTGATGTCTTGTATTTTATCTTGTAGATATGCACCTACTGGGCCATCATCGCTCAATAAATCATATAATTTATCGTAGTCCTCATCGTCTGCAATTTGACTCAACTCTGCTGCGATTTCGGCCATGCGCCCTTCTTCAATGCCTGTATCTTCTTTCTTATATTTGTCTTTGATACGACCTAGTTCTTCTTCTGATGCTCCATTACGGCCTGCTTGCGCTAATGCAGCCATTCCATCTTTGCCGTATTTCTTTTTACCTGTGTAATATTGCAGTCCGCTTTCTTCTAAGTCTTCGCCCATCTTCACACAGTTGTCTACACGCTTGCCACCTTTCATTTTAGTGCCCATGCGCTTGTAGCCTTTCCAGCAGGCTTTGCCATCTAGCCCTTTTTGTTTTTCTTCACGGACGATTTCACCATCTAAGAATATCAGTCCTTCGTTAGTCAACATGTCTAAGGCAGTGTCGTCTAACTCGATAACGATACCGTCTTCTAGAATATCTACTATTTCTGTAGCGATCTCGTGATCTTCTGAAAAACTAATACCAAAAGCATCGCCTATTTGAAATAATCCTTCGTCGATACTTTCCTTTCCAGCGAACCCTTGAGCAGCACCTTTAATTCCACCTTTGACACCGCCGATAATCTTACGGCCAACCTGGGCCATGAACGGCTCGTCTTCTTTTTCTCTATCGGCTTTTAGTTTAGCAATTCGATCATCACTTTGTTTATCCATGCTCTTTTTAAGATGATCTGATGCATCTGCACGAATTTTATCAAAATCTATGCCACCTTCTGTGAATCCCTTGGCTTTGGCTTCTTTTTCTAGGTCTGATCTACGTTGCTCGATCGCAGCTGAAATTTCTGGATCTTTGCCGGCGACTGGATCTGATTCAAGATCGTCGAGGGCTTGTCGTTTAGTGGCTAGATCGTCTTTGTCTTTAAGAGCAGTTTCAGTGACAATAGCGTCTAATTTAGATAATAGGTCTCTCATAGTATGATTCCGTAAGGTCATACTATATTTATCGCACTATTATTTTTAGTGATTATAACGAACTAGGGTAATCGTACCGTTCTGTAGGTTATATGCGGCGCGAATCCATACAAAGTTGCCGGTAAAATTGATAGATATCGTATTAGTCCAAGCTGAACTATCATCATCCAGACCAATAGCTGTTCCTTCGATGTCAAACCATTCGGAATCTCGAGGATTTAGTGCTAGAGTGGCCTGCAATTTGATCACACCCACAAATGCATCGACACTATAAACCGCTGTATGCAGGACATCGAAATTCTTATGGTATCCTGCACCTGGATGTTTTTCACTGTAAGAAAACGCAGAATCGGTAGCTTCTGCGGTGATGTTTGATAATAATATTCTATTTTCAGTGGACATCTCTTATTTATCGACTATAACGTATTCGTGAACCTTCCCACACACATCGGATCCACGCATCTTCAACATCAACAATGTATTAGAATCTTCTACTAGGAGATATCTACGATCCCAGTTCCAATCAGTGGCTAAGAACCAATTTTTAACAGCAGCTGATATTAGAATTCGATCTTGTGTATCTAACCACTGAAGAAATTTGATTTTTGATTCTTTATTTCCTTTTAGTTTATGGGGTTGAAGATATACCTTAAACTGATACTTATCGTGGGGATATTTTTTAACAACTACGTGATTAGAATTTTCTATGATATCTAGAGAATCAGCGTCAGGCGCACTAATACTAACTACAGCAAATTTAAGAGCCTGTTGGCATTGATCATATATATCTGGGTCGTTAGTGTAGATATCTATATGATTGGTTTCTATACGTTTTGACCATTTCTGTAAATCTAAACTAGAAAGAAAATGACAAATCTTGATTATATCTTTGGAGTTTGCTCGAGTCCTTGGTAATATAAATGAATTTCTTGGTCTAGTTTCTGATATTTCTTCAGATGATAGTATATCAATGGTTTCGTCTAAACTGTGATTTCTAAGTATAGAGATTCCTGGAATTTTCAATCCAACACGATATAACCATTTACCGTAGAATTTTCTTCTAGTTATCAGCGATTTCAACTTTAGATTCCTGTGCTAGAGCTAATTCTCTTTTCAACGCCTTGCGCTCTTCCTTGGTCATAGGCCTAGCACGTTCTTTTATTTCAAATTCTAATTCATCTTCTCTTAGACTGACATAGACATTGCCACCGTTTACTAGCTCACCGAATAGAACTTTTCTGCTGAGAGGAGATTTAATTTTATTATCGATCAATCTCGATAGGGGTCTTGCGCCCATCTTTTTATCATAGCCTTTGTCTGCTAGATATTTTACAGTGTCGTCCGTTAAAAAGATTTCAATATTTTTGTCTTTGAGTTGTTGATTTAATTCATTGACAAATTTAACAACAATCTTTGAAACAGTACCGATGCTAAGTTTGCCAAATTTAATAACAGCATCTAAGCGATTGCGGAATTCTGGAGCGAAGAATTTTTTAATAGCTTTATCATCTTCTCCGTCTTTTTCAAACTCTCCGAAGCCAATAGTATTATTTTCGTTGTCTCTGGCTCCTAGATTTGAAGTCATAACAAGAATACAATTACGACCGTCTGCTTGTTTACCGTTTGATCCAGTAATAAATCCGTTGTCCATAAACTGTAAGAGAATATTAGAAACATCAGGATGAGCTTTTTCAATCTCGTCTAACAATAGAATACAGTTTGGAGTTTCCTGCAATTTAGTAATTAGTTGTCCGGCATTATCTTCGTAACCTACATATCCCGGAGGTGCTCCGATCAATCGAGCAACACTGTGCTTTTCTTGATATTCGCTCATGTCAAATCTTATCAAGGCCATGCCCATCTTATCTGCCAGTTGTTTAGCAGTTTCAGTTTTTCCGCAGCCTGTAGGACCGAGAAACAAAAATGAACCAATAGGTTTATTAGGGGATTTCATTCCGGCTTGAGCTACAAAAATCTTATCTAGCAAAGTATCGACAGCTGTATCTTGACCTAACACAGATGCTTTCATCGAACCTTCTAGGTTAGAAAGATTTTTACTTTCTTTTTGTGCTACTGTTTCTAAGGGCATGTTGATCATTTTAGAAAGTTCGTAGGTAATCTGTTCAACGTCTACGATCTGTTCAACCCCTTCCATGGATTCATCATCTTTGATTTTATACCTAGCACAGGCACAGTCGATGATATCAATGGCCTTATCAGGAAGTTTTTTATCGCTCATGTATTTTATAGATAATTTAACCGCTTGATCGATAGCCCCTTCAGTGATTTTTACATTATGATGTTTTTCGTAATACTTTTTAATACCTTTGATAATCTTTACAGTAAGTTCCTGTGTGGGTTCGTCAACAGTAACACGCTGGAATCTGCGCATTAGAGCACGATCCTTTTCAAAGTGCTTGCGATATTCTTCCCAAGTCGTTGAAGCGATCAGTTTAATAACGCCTTTGGTGAGAACAGGCTTTAGCATATTAGCTAAATCATTGCTTGATTGATTAGCAGCACCAGCACCCTGCATCATGTGTGCTTCGTCAATGAAAAGAATAATTTTACCTTTCTTCTCGAGCGCAGAAAGAACAGCCTTGATACGTTCTTCAAAGTCTCCACGATACTTACTACCGGCAAGTAGGGCACTGATATCTAGAGTATATACTTGATGATCCTGAATAAACTTAGGAACTTTCTTTTCGAAAATCTTACGTGCAAGACCCTCTGCAATAGCAGTCTTACCAACACCGGGCTCGCCGACCATTAGCACATTACATTTGCTGCGTCTCGCTAAAATCAACTGTATTTTTTCTAATTCTTCATCTCTTCCAATAACCGGATCAATTTTTCTTTGTTTAGCTAACAAACTGAGATTAGTGCAAAATTGATTTATGATTCTTTCCATCTGCGAATTGTTTGTAGGTGCTGTGACCGGTTCGTCGTTTTCTTCTACTACTATCTGTTCCTGGAAGAATCTTACAAATTTATCTTTGACCAACCCGCCCTTGGTAAGAAAGTAAAAGCCGAAACTATTTTTTTCGCTGAGTACACTGATAATAATATCAGCAACCTCCATTCGTTGACGACCGCTGAACAATACCTGTGTAAAACAACGATTCAACACACGTTCAACTACGTTGGTTTTTTTAGGTTTAACTTTATTTCCGACAATGACGATTTCGTTTAGATTATTCTTGATAAAATGATCTAGATTAGTTTTAATAAAATTAGCATCTGCACCAAATTCCGAGATCATATTAAAAGAGTCAGAATCACACATTATACTATAGACTAGATGCTCTACAGTGATATATTCATGATTATGCTGTTTGGCTACTTCGACAGCATGATTAAAAATATTGGATAACTGCTCGCTCGGTTCTATCATTATGATTTCCTTAGTTTCTTCATAGCTAATTGTAACTTCATTCGTGATACTCTGTCAACAAAACATATACCATTGAGATGATCAAATTCGTGTTGAAATACTCGGGACATGAGTCCATTTATTTTAGCTGTGTGTATCGCTCCGGTTGAATCTTGATATTCTACTACTATCTCTTTGGGCCGTTTGATAGATAACCAAAGATTCGGATAACTGAGACAACCTTCTTTGAATAATTCTGTTTCTTCACTGCATTCTAATATCTTAGGGTTGAATATTCCTAAGGGTTCAAATCCAGGAATGGTTTTACTGCCCATGACGAAGAAATTTTTAGCTATACCAACTTGATTGGCTGCTAGACCAATCCCGTTATTTTCTAACATAAATTTAATCATAGCTGATTCAACTTCTTGAGCATTGCCGTCTTGCTCAAACATCCAATCGCTGCTGGATTCAGTCAATGTTTCGTGAGGACCAAGTTTAAATTCCATGTTGTTTTAGAGACTCGATAATTTTTAACTGTTCTTTATTCAATTGTCTAGGTATTTTTACTTTTAATTTTATAAGGAGATTACCTCGTTGCCTACTTCGCACATTAGGGAATCCTTCGTTTCGACAGCTGAGCACAGTCTCTGACTGAGATCCAGGTGGAACAGTGATTTCTAGATCTTTGTTATCTAATGTTTTAATAGATAGTTTGGTACCTAGGATAGCATCAGTTACAGAAATCTGTCTTTCAACGACTAGATTATCACCTTCTCTTCTGAACATCGGATGCTGTCTAACTCTTATGTTTATAATTAGATCTCCAGGAGGAGCATTCGGAATACTGTTATCTCCCATGCCTTGATATCGGATTTGCTGACCTTCTTCTATTCCTGCAGGAATAGATATACTGATTATTTTTTTCTTACCGCCAGGGATAGAAACTTCAGCATCAAGCTCTTTACCGTGAAGTATGTCTTCTAGGGTCAACTCTACGCCTAAACTTATGGTTTTATTTCTAGGCATGTGTCTACCACCAAACCCGAACCCAAAGTTACCGAACATATCTTCGAAATTACCTGTGTTAAAATGGAATTCGAAAGGTCCTTGACCGTGAAATCCTTGTCCTCGAGATTGCTGGTTAGGATCCACGCCCATATCAAACATCTGTTTTTTCTGAGGATCGCTGAGAGTTCGATAGGCTTCTTCTACTTCTTTAAATTTATTAGCATCACCTCCTCGATCTGGATGATGCTTCATCGCCAGAGATCTATAAGCCTTTTTAATTTCATCGGCAGTAGCATTGCGATTTACACCTAAAGTTGAATAGTAATCCATAATAGTTTAAAAAATAAAAGGCCCAACGGACCTTTTATTTAATGCAGATTTACTGATCTATTATTTTTTCTTCTCAGGTACTGCTGTGCCTTCGTGCTTCTTGTGAACTTTTACTTCTTTACAATCTTGTTTTGGTTTTTTAGTTTTTGGATCAATTACTGGCTTGCCGTCTTTGCCCTGTACATCAACGCAGACTTTTTTAGTTTCTGCTTTCTTTTCTTCAGCAGCATAAGTAGGATACGCTACGGTCAATGCCAATCCTGCTGCAAAAATTATACTCTTAAACATATTTTTCTCCTTTTATTTTCTGCTCATCCAAGCAGTTACGCCCATAAAGGCACCTACGATACTAGCCTGTGCTATATAAAATAAGCCTAATAAATCTGCCAATGCTGCTACTCTAGATTCGGAAACTATAGGACTGAATAATACAGCAGTAAACACTATCATAGAAATAATAGCCACCCATGCCATCCTACGATGTGCATCGGCCTTTTCTTCTCTAAGCTCTAGTTCTAAAAGCTCGTTGCTTTTTTCTAGATCTTCTTTAGAAACTTTTCCATCTGCGTCTGTATCTATGACTTTAACCACCCTTCGCTCCGTTATTTAATCTGTTCTAAAACAAAGGTAATTTTGTTTTGATACTTCACCATGATATTTTTTTTTGTATAATAATCTGAAAACATGATACACTCAGGTGAAATTTCTTTGAAATTACAGACTTCTACAGTGTAGACTTTTTGATCTAACCAATAGGTCAACTTAGCTCTTTTTCTAAAGAGTCTAGTGAACCAGCCTAGCTCTTTGACTTCGATGTCATCTGTCATTTCTTTTCTTCTAGCTTCTTTTCTTCTTTTTTGGGTTCGTAATATTCTTTGTACTTGATTATGATGTTACGCTGAGTGTTGATCATATTACGAAGTTCAGCTATAGTAACTGCCAGTGCCTGATACCCATCGGCGGTAAGAGAAAATACCACAGAATCATTACCTTTTTCTTCTATCTTTTTAAACACTTCCTCTTGATTAGCTGGTGTTACAATAATCCACTCGATGGGTTTTAACTTCAAAGGGTCGGGATTGGCAATATCTAAAGGTGTTTTTTCTGCGGCCTTGGTGGTGATCTCGATAGGTTTTTCTCTCTTACCAAAGAGATTAAGGCTGGCACAGCCGCTGAGATTAGTTACCAGCAGCAGGCTTGTAGTTAGGATTAGCCAACGAGGGGCATTCACGATTGATTTCACTTGGTTTAGTTGCATTTTTTTCAGCCTCTGTTAAAGGCGCTCCGGATGCGATTTCAAGACAACGAAGAGCATTTACGGTGCCTCGATTTACAGCACGTTCCAAACTTGCAGGTTTCGCTGCGGCAGATTTTCCAAACTCTCTTTTTTGTCCATCAGCACCGACGGAAAATCTATCTTTGAGATTTTCCATATCTTTATTTTGTAATTTAATGGTGGTGTTTAATTCATTGTTTAACTGTTTGATTTTTTCTTGATCTGCTCTCATTTGAGCCATAGCTTCATTTTGTAAGCGAACACCTTCTTCTAGTTTTCGACTGTTTTCTTGAGCTATGGCCAAATCAGCTTTAAGATTGATTAGAAAATAGCCACCAGCTGCTATTATCAGCACTATGATAAGTGCTACAATAGCTTTGATGGCTCCACCAATTCCAAACATCAAGCCACTCCGAAAATGTGCAGTGCGTGTTCGTAGTGATGCTTGCGATCTTCTAGACCGATAGTTCCGCCGTTGATTCTCTTGGTTAGTGTAAGAATATCACCGGTATCGGCCCACTGATTGAGTTTATTTTGTTCCCAGAAGAAACAGGCTGACTGTACAGCACCTTCAAAAGTCTGTAGATATTCGCTGGCTTCTTCTACAGGAATGTCTAAACTAGCAGCAAAGAATGTATAGTTGTTCTTTCCTGTCAGTTGAATAAGTCCACGACCGCAATATTTCCAACCGTCGCCTGATGATTCATCACCATTGCCCATACGATTAGCATAGACTCTATTAGCAATTTTTTCTGGCTTGTTAGCATATTCTGCTGCAACGGCGTCATCTGCAAAATATTTAGGAAATACTTTGCGAAGGCTAGCTGCTTTGTAGTTGAGATTTTCTTTTAGAAAAATAAAGCCGCCGCTTTCGTGAGCACACTGGGCGAGAAAGGCTGCCACACGCTGCGGTGTATTGATTTCGTAATCTGGAAGTATTTCTGAAATAGCCTTGTACCATTGATCCACGTAGGGATTTTTAGGAATCATTTCTTTTAATTGCTCTTTGGTAAAATTAAATGTAAAGCTCATGGTTATATCCTTTTTAATAACATACTACGGTCACCGTTAGTAAACAGTAACTTATCCCCAAATTTACTTATATCATAATCACCTAACACCTTTGTTAGCCAAAAAATTTCAGCAGCCGAATCTTCGTCCATGGATATTTTATCTTCTAATACTATGTTGTCGTCGGCTAATAATTTAAATTCTAATTTTTTATCGAACGGTTTATGAATAGTGATCACGTCTTGATCCATAGTCAGCTCATTCATTATTGTTCTGTTGAAAAATGATTTAACAGATTCAGTTCGCATCTTAGATAAGAATGCATCATATGATGACGCACTGGTTGGAATTACTCGCTTGATAATTTCTTCTTTAACCGGATGTGCTGATGATTCTTTGTGATATTTAAATTTGAATTCGTCAATACCGGTGAGTCTATTTATACCATAGGTCAATTCTTTGATCTGTTCTGCTAATTTTTCGCTTCGTGCTAGTTCTACAAATACAAAGTACTCGCCATTTTTATTTTCCCCAGAACTGACATCAGCATCTAACACAAAGGAATATCCCTTCTCGATGAATTCCATAAGATCCTTGGCAGGGTTACGATCCTTGGCAGTGAAACTTAAAACTACGACATCCCGATCTTCGCCCATCTTTGATCGATAAGTATCGACTTCAAATACCGGAGAGATCATTTCTTTAAGATCTTCGGACCGTAGACCTTCATTGAGCTGGCTGTTCTGCATTTGCTGTTTCCTGTGGAGCAGCAGCTTCTTGTTCTGGTTGCTGCTGGACTATATTATTCTGACTTAGGATATCTTCTATTTTGTTTTTATCGAGATTTTTATAGCCTCGGTTGATATCACTCATTAGTTTTTTAGGCATCATAATTTTCACGATCCAGATATCTTCGTGATCTATTTTACCTTTGCGTGTTCCTGGACGTATGTCCTCGGGTTTTTTAATTTTTCGAACCTTAGAAATCTGACTTTCACCGATTTTTACTTTGCAGCCGTATTCTAGCAATCTCATGCCACCCTTGGGCTCCGGCATCTTATCTTTTGGCCACATAAAACTGCAGGTAACAAAGTATCGATCTTCGACCGGTCCTTCTAGTAGTTCACCGTCGATCCAGTTTTCGTAAACATAGACATCTAATTCGTCTATGACACGTTCGAAGTCTTTAAGTAAACCGAGGCTGTTGTTAGACCCGTATAAATTTTCAATATTAGCTATTATGTCTTTAATATCTGCCATGATTTCTCCCTAAGTATTTATCCGTCAAAACTTAAACATAAACTATAATAATTCTAGGCTATTGTTAAATACTTTTGTGTTCGGCTACGGACACCAACGGTTTGAGGTCCGTGCCTACACGTAAAAGGAGGGCTAACCTTATATGAAGCGAAAAAGAGCAGTTGCAACAAAATCACACGCTCAACAGCACCAACAGCAGTCTAACGTAATCAATCTAATAGACAATCAGTATCAAAAACGTCATCGGGTCCAGATCTATCCAAAAAACCTCAATCAAGAAAGTTATCTACTAAAGCTGAACGATCGGCAAAAAATGATTATTTTTGCTATCGGACCGGCTGGCACAGGTAAAACAATGCTTGCAGTTCAGTGGGCTATAGATCAGCTCAAATACGGTGATTCTGATCGCATAATAATTACCAGACCTGCTGTATCGGTAGATGAAGAACACGGATTTCTACCTGGAGATCTCCAGCAAAAAATGGAACCGTGGACCAAGCCCATAATGGATGTATTCGCAGAAAATTACTCAGCTAGAGACATTACTAACATGATAACCGAGGGGGTGATTGAAACCAGTCCTCTAGCATACATGAGAGGTCGAACATTCAAGAACGCTATAATCATCGCAGATGAAATGCAGAATGCAACGCCAAGCCAGATGAAAATGTTGCTGACTAGACTAGGTCAGGGATCTAAGATGGTAGTTACCGGAGATCTGCAACAGGCTGATAGACCTTGTAACAATGGACTATTAGAATTTTTACAGCTCTATAACAACTTTGATAACCACAGATACGTGGATATCTGTCATTTCACAGTCGGGGATATTGAACGACATGAAGCAGTAAAGGAGATACTGGCAATCTACGGTGATTCTTGAAATGTTAGGGGATCTAATCCCCTAACACAAATCTAAGTATTATCGTTCAAACGTCCTAGTTTGACTAAGGTAGCAGCTAGATTTATTTCTGCGTCTCCGCAGATGGTATGATCTACCAGTCCGGTCTTTATGATCAATATGGCCTGATCCTGTTTCTCTGTAGATTTGTAAAGTGTAGAAAGATTATCATATAGCCAACGATAAACTTCTTCCATTTCTTCTGCACGAATTTTTCCGCAGAGTAATTTGCGGGCTTCGGTGATTTTTCCTTCATTGAAAAGTTCGACCATGTCGAATTTCCAGTCGGCAGCACCTTCGTCTGCCTTGTTAGGCATCATCAGTTTACCTTCTTGAACATTCTGCTGTACGAGATTGATACATTTTCTAAGATCCGGATATGCTACTTTGACATAATTGTCTAGTGTCTCAAGATCGAAGTCCACAGCCTCTTCAACAAGAATAGTAGCAACACGAGCGGTAAACTCAGTAAGATCCGTTCGCTCAACGTGAAATCCTTGACATCGTGAATGTAAAGCAGGGATAATGCGATTAGGGTAGTTACAGGTGAGGATGAAACGAGCAGTTGAGTGATACTCCTCCATGACCCCACGTAACGCTGCTTGAGCATTCGGACTAAGATAATCAGCTTCATCTAATAGCACCACCTTAAAAGGTCCAAACGGAATCATCTGGACGAAGTTTGTAATTTTGTCTCGGACATCATCGACAGAGTTCGTACGACTAGCATTGATTTCTAGTACATCATAATCTTCGATACCTAGTTCATTGATCAATATTTTAGCCAACGTAGTTTTACCGATGCCGGCATTCCCGCTGAGCAAAAGATGGGGAATACTGCAATCTTTGATCCAGGTCTCTATCTGTTTACGTTGAGATTGATCTCTAAATACATACCCATCTATGTTTTTAGGACGATATTTTTCAACCCATAAATCTTTCATTGTTCATATCCCTGTTTCAATATCGCTCTTTCTTTGCTTAGATAATCTTTGAGATCCGGCGGCGTCCACCCTACAGGTTTTAATACCTTACCATCTTCACGCTTGCGAACTTTTCCATCTTCACCAATTTTGGCAAAATTAGAACGCATGACTTCTTTCCACGCACCCTCGGCATCTGCTCCTATGCTGTGGATAGCGCCGATAGTAACAACCAAAATGTCTATTAGAGCATCTAACATTTCTACTTTGTCTTTGGCCAGAATAGCTTGATTTAATTCCTCGGCCTCTTCTTCAATCAGCTTGAGATACATGTTAAATTGATCAGCGTTTCGAGAGTCGACAGTCTGATCACAGGCCCGCATAAATTTTTCTTGATCACGAAAAGGATTCGTCATCATTCCTCCTTAGGATTTTAATACTTTAATGATACGCTTTTTTTCTTGTTCTTTCAACCACTGTTTTTCCAAATCGCCGAAATCTGGACTCATTTTCAGTGCGTCGTCAATGATCTGTTTGAGCTGATAAAGATCTTTCTTGCATTCAAATACTGTAAATCCATCATTGTATGGACTAGCACATTCTCTAGCCAACGAGTGGATTTGCTTTGCTATATCAGCTAGATCCCAATTTTTCTTTTTGAGATGCATCAGACACTATCTGATACGATGATATCTAAGGGATCTGGAGCTTCGTCACTGACACCCATGATTCCGTTGACGTCCACTCTCCAGATATCTTTTTCACCTTCACCATCGTCAATACGGATTTTTCTAGTCCAGCGACCGTGTTCGATCAGAATCCATTGACCGGGTTTTACATCAGTCTGTTTTGGACCAATACAGTAGACTCTGCCCCATCTAGGATGAACTCCGTGTGATTTCGCATCATCGCTTCTAAGTATCAAACCTGCTGCAGTCTTGGTTTCTCCGAAATTCATATCAGTTACAAGAACCCAATCTTTGATTGCTCTAACTTTTATATGTTTGACATCATAGGGCGTAGACATTATTTTTTATTTCCTCTAGTGGCGATTTCGTCATTGATAGCTCTAGGATTATTTTTGTAATAATCTTGTAGTATCTGTTCACGAGTTCGAACAATTTTTCCGCCCGGACCTAGTTCGTCGCCTCTGGCATTTACTTTCATATTTCCTATCGCAGGAGTATGTTCATTGCGTATGGTTAGTTTTTCCATATCGATCTGTTTGCCCTGCATACTTGTATAAACTCTACCCATTATATTTCTCCTTAAAGAATTCTTCTATTGGTAAGTTGTATTTAATACTGTCTATCTTATGGACCCCTATAAGATGAAGTACATAACTGGCCACGCTGGATCCACGTCCTACTCCCCAAACTACGTTGTTAGCTCTGAGAGTATCTACGATATATTTCATAGCTTTAAGCATAGGGATCATATCGTATTTGGCAAACAGCCTTAGTTCTTCTACAACTCGCTGTCGTATTTCAGGAGTAGGGCATCTTTGATATAACCAATCTAATATATCCATTGTCCGATATTCCTCCGGAATATTCCAATGTGTCGGATCAATTTCTTTGGGGGGAATTGGATAATCTAGGCGTTCTGAATCTACTCGTTTTAGATACGATTCTAATTCAGGGTCATCGCAGAGACATTTAGAGATGATTTCAGGTCCGTGCCTGATCACTCCTTGAAATAGTTGTTCGACATTATTTGTTGACATTTATCAGTTGATCCAGATCTCCATCTAGTCCGGTATTGAGACGATCTCTATACCTTCTAGACATTTCTTCTTTGTATATTGTAACAAAAGTTGAGAGCTGTGTCAACAGTTCAGGTTTACCTAAACGCTGTGCAACAAAATATTTTTTGGTTAGTTCCTGTACTTTTTCTTCCAGTTCTTGATCTTTGAGCTGGCTGAGATCAGATTCCAAAGGATGAAACATTTTTTATCAGCTGAACTGACCTAGGTAATGTAGAAATATTCTATCCGATTTGTGTCTCCAGACTTCGACGATCAAGGGATCCCCGGCACCTGCTGCCAATTCTTGACTGGTAATTACAAATGGAGTAGGAAATCCAGCGGATTTCTTTAAAATAGTACCACCGGTAGTGATAAATGTTAGTGTTCGAGCGGTACCGTCACCGTAGAGCTCTAGGGTGACTTTGCCCATGCCCGAAGGAGTTGTAGCATCATCTGGAAAATTTAAGAAGTCAACGTTGACATTAGCACCAAATCTATAGATCTGATATCTTCCATTTTCAAAATCTATGGTTAGTCCTGCAGTGATCGTTCCGCCGTCGAATTTCTTTTCATAGACATTCTGCAGAACAGCATTGGTTATGATATTTCTGTTGAAGTCAGTATCTTGATCTGTGCGAGCTGTGTTGTCCTGAAGATCTTCGATTTCAGATTTGGCTTCTAGAAAGTTAGTTTTGATAGTATCAAAGTTATCACGGAAAACCTGTGTGTCATTATCCTGGCCTGCTACAGGAAAGTTTTCGTTTATTGAGGCATAATTTATTGCACTAGTCACGGTAATTTTTCTCCACGTTGCGGAAACGCAAGGTATTTATCCTCTATTTGACCATCTAAAATATCTATGACATAACGATCTGCGGTAAAATCGATGCTTTTGAAATCAAATCCGTTGGATTTAATCCTGCTGATCACAGCTTCGGAATTTCCAGGTTTTAGAAAGCACAACGGTATGGCTTTAGCAAACCCCGATTCGACAAATGAGCGATCTTGTATACTGCGCATCCATAATGGTAAAAAAGTCCTTTCTCGATTGCCCACTGCTTTGATCCTTGATCTCATATTTTTTATACTGTTAGGAAACACACGTTGATGGTCTCGATCACTGACTAAAGGAATGTCGCTGTCTATTCTTATCGCATCATAGCTAACTAATACTCTGCTGTTTATGGTATTTGATAATTCTACGGTTTTGCTAATACTCTTGCCATTTTTTTCGAGTTCATCCACTACTTCCACATAGACTATTTCGTAGATTATTTCTTGGGTGGTCTGATCTTTAGCCACAGCATATTTCACATCTCCGAATCTGATCTGTTTTCGATAATGATTGCGGCTCATAGCCTGCACATATTTTACAGCATTGACACTTTCGATTCCTGCAAATAACAGCATACGTAGTTCGCCTTGTATACCGAAGTTAGGATCTCCATATCTATAGATTTCGTCAGATCTAAATATACCAGAATCAGTGATAAAATTATACCAAGCTAGTCTTTTTGGTTTACTTTGGAAGGCCTTGAGATAGAGATTAGCAAATGATTTGGTATTTTCAGTATCTACTGAAATATTAAACTCTCGAATGTTTTCAGCAAAATTTGCAGAGTCTCTAGCTCTTATAGAAAAAGCAAACACTCGATCAAATGTAGTAGCACTGTTGTCGAATGTGTTATTAAATTGTTTTGAACCTGTAGAGCTGTCTTCAGTTTCGGGATCTATGCTGTCTACCCGATCATAAAATCTTATTATACCGGGAGCAGAATCGTCACCAAATTGATTAACCTTACCTAAGATCAGTCCTGTAGTAATAAGATTTAAGCCCGGAGGTAATGTTCCAGAGACTAATTCGTAAATAACTTTGCCTCCATAATAATTACTTTCGGCTTCTACATAGATATCGCTGGGCTGATTAGGTTTGATGCTGCCGCGATCAGAATCGGTGATCCAGGTTATAGCACTTTCGATTTCACCGATAATGTCTATAGTAAATGTTTTATCGGAAGTAGATACTGCTAGATTCCAATATTCACCTTCTTGAGGAACTTGGTTACGATTTGTCCTTAGACATACATAGATAAATCCACGAAATCTTACTGCTTCGTTAGGAAGGTATGTTCTAGTCGCAGACCAGTCACCGACTAGAGTATATTCTATTTCTGCTAGAGCTGCTGGAAAACTCACAGCCTGCATGGTAAATTGATAGGTGGTAGTGATAGCAGCTTGATAAGGAACACGTCCTGCTATTTCTCCGGTGATGGTATCTAGGGTCAATCCTGGAGGCAGTGTGCTGGCGGATCCGTCAGGGTTCGTTGAAATCAAAAAGTAAGTGATAACTCCGTCGAGGCTAGGAGGATCGTATACATCAAGATACACAGTTACATAATTGTTAGCACGGTACTGACCGAGATAGCTTTCGGTAATCCATAAAGGTTTGCGATCGCTGCTGTTGTCTGCTCGGAATAGATTAGTATCGACTTGTACGATCGAATTGTCTGCCTGTAGAAACTCTTCGGTAACTACCCAGATACGAAAAATTCTACGAACATCATTGACACCATCAGTGATGCCTACTACGAAAGTATAGAATCTGCTGAGCCTTCGTGGAGTTTGGCTAGGTTCATTATAGTCAAAGGATACGTTGTCATAGAAGTAGCTGTCATAACCGTTTGATCTAGCTTCGGCAACATCTAGAGGAGTTATATCATAACCTGCAGTATCAAAGGCTCCTGTGAGATTACCTACATAGTCTACTGCGAAAATAGGATCTGTGAATCCAGAGATAACTCCATCTTCGCTGAGACTAAGACCTGGGGGTAATTCTCCTCCCATAGGACTGAGATAGAATTTTAGTGTATCCCCGGCGGTGAGATCTGTGTCAGTAGCTTCTAATTGGAAATTTACATAGGCGTTGTCTAAAACAAAATAATTGTCGCCTTCACCTACTTTGAGGAATCCTTCCGCGGTCAGCCATCGAGGAACGTCCGACCCGTCTACTGATAATCTAAAAGTTCGGTCTTCGATATCTCGTCCATCGCTGGCTCTGATCACAAATCTACTCTCGGTAAATCGTTTGACTTCTACTGGAGACCCTGTAATATATCCTGTGGTCTGTGAGCTATCTGTGATATCAGAGTTGACTATGCGCAGACCTCGAGGTAGACTACCTGCTATCAGTGTATAGATAATCGGTCCTTGATCGGAGGTTGCTTCAAGCGGAATCGATAGAGTGATACGCTCAGTGATAATTCCTAGATCGCCTGCAGCAGTGATCCACGTTATGGCCATCTCGTGATCCTTAGAGTTCTCCTAGGTCAATAGTCAATGAACTAGGGTTAGACACAGTACCGAAATCTAGATTTGATGACTGTGCGTATAATTGTATGATGTTCGTGTACGAGCCACTGATAGTACCAAAATCCATGTTGCTAAGGATATCCGTGACTGGTAGTACTGTGTTGATTTTAACAGCATCACCTTGTACAAAAGTAGTGATATCGTTACCGCCAACTATACTGATGTTAGGGTAATTGTCCGCATCCATGATACCACTGTTAGTGGTGATAGTTTCAAAGGCACCAGGCTGATTGTTTGTGAATATGATAGAATCGGTAAGTTCGTTGATAAACATTTTGTTACCAGCGACTAATCTCTTTAGCTTAAATTCGTTCCCTGCTTTTTCTTTAAATATGCCAGCCCCTGTAGAGCCGACGTTGCTCATAGTAGGAGTTAGGCTAGAATACAGATCTGTGAAATTAGCATTTACTTTTTGGAACGCAGTCCGTAAATCATCACCTAATCCATCGTTTACTACATTACCTATGTTGATCGTTTGTATGGCCATTTTGCGCTCTCTTTAGTATATTTACCGTTTCATCAGAATGGTTTAGTAGCACTCTGCGTTACTGTGCCGTTGTTTGTTACAGTTTGTTCGTTTACTGAGTCTGTGGTCACTGCTGCACCCAGCATCAGATACTTGGCACCAGCAAAGCCACCCAACGGTGCTATAGGTGCTGTGACTGTGCTAGTGGCACTGGCGTAAACTGCTGAGCCCACTGTGACTCGCAAGTTGGTAATAAAACCGGGCCAATAGCCTCCGTAGAATTTACCTATGTTATTACTCACGCCTGCAAAATTCAGTGTGTTGACCTGTGTGCCGCCGCTGATACCGACGCCGCCTGCGGCAGTGCTGGCACGATAACAGGTCACAACAGCACTGGTACTCACAAAGGTACCCACCCACATTGTTTCTACTTTGGTATCGGCATCGCGATTCAGTATGATGTACTGCCACTTGTTGACCTGCAGGGTATCAGAGGGAAAAGTATAAGTTCTTTGACCACCGCCACCATATGCGTCCAGAGTAAACGACTGTGCATCATTGGTGAATAGACTTAGAGCACCTGAAGCACCGCTGGGGTGCTGTGGGGCAATCAACCCTCTTTGAGAGGTATAGTTGGCGTTGTTGTAGAACCAACCTTCTATGGTGTAAGCATTGGCACCTATTGCAATGCCTGGACTCAAACTAAGAAACTGGCTGCTTCCGTTAAACTGAAGACTGCCTGCAAGTGGGGTGTAGAGGCCAGCGGCGTAACTGGCCAGTAATGCTACTGCTCCTGCCATATTATGTTAGTCCTATTCCGTTAATGTACCACAAGGTAGACGCTACCTTGACTGCTGTGGCCATACCATTTGCAGCCAGTGTTCTTGTGCCAGTTGAACTGCTGCCTGCCAATCTCAATGTATCTGTGTTAATCACAATAAGCACTGTGGTAGCACTTGGTCCAGCTATAAATGTAAGAGTAGTTCCTATGGGATAGGCCACTGATGAGTTGTCCGGAATAGCTATAGCCTGTCCTGTAGTAGTCACATAAATGTGTTTGCCTGCATCACCTATGGCCAGTGTGGCCGAAGTACTTGTTCCACTCTGTGGTAGACCTAAATAGCCCACGCTCTTGACAGTACTGGCTGTGGTAGCATCTGCTATGGCATTGATTACAACACCACCAGAGCCATTGCATTCTAATTCAAGATTAGCGTTTGTGACCGTTGTAGTGATTCTATTGCCCACCACAGTGATCTGATCAGTGTTGAAACGTTCAGCAGTGACACTATTACTGTATGAAACTTCTTTGGTACTGGCGTTGTATTGTAATATTCCGCTGGTAGCACTGATATTTCTAATTGGTGCTACTGTGAATGTGTTGGCAGTGGTTTGCTCCAGGGGATCGCCAGTGGCATTTATAATGATCGAGTTTGCAGCTTGATTATTGTAGCCAGCTTTCTTGCCAATCGCTATAGCATTGGCACCTTGATACGATTCGCCAGCACTCTCGCCAATGGCCACTGCGGCAGCACCTTGTGTGTAATAACCAGCACTAGACCCAATAGCTATAGCTGTCGCACTTTGTGAATTTAGTCCAGCTTCATAACCAAATGCTATAGCATTGCCGGCGGTGTCTTTCAATGTCGTATTGTTGGCCAATCGCAACTTACCATCGGTGCCAAATTCCCACATATAGGTGTTATTGTTAGTGTAAACTCTAACAGGATACGCCCCAAGACCTCTTAGATTTAAATTTTGGTTGGCTCGTAAATCTAGATTGAGTGTGGTTCGCAGATCAAGATCCATAGCCTGAGCGTCAACTAGTATCTCACCTCCATCGACATCCATATTAATTTTGCTTTGCAGCTGGTAGTAAAAAACTAAACTGGTTATTGGTACGGTTGTTCCCTGTCCTCCAGGAGGAACAGCGTCCAGGCCGAGTAGAACACCAGACCCTCCGCCATTGTTGTTGTCATAAAAAACATTGGGGGTCCTTGCCCCACCATTGATGGATACTTCATAGGCTAAGCCAAGTGAGCCAGGGCCAGTGAGCCAAAAATCTTGAAGGCCTTGGGCATCAGTAAAGCGGGCGGCCCCTAAGCCGCCTTCGTTATTCCACGATCCACTGCCCCAATCAGCGGAAGAAAAAGAAGTAGTTGAATCACGCCACACACTCATATAAGTGCCATTATTGGGGTCTAGGTTTATTTCATTTCTTAATACAGAATTGGCATCTTTGGCCTGTAGTTGAAATTCTTGAGCAATAGGTGCTGTTATGATTCCATTTGCCGGTACTGTTAATACACCAGCACTGCTAAGACTGACTGTGTAAGCACCGTTGACTAAACTGCTAACGCTGCCACCGCCACCTAGTACACTTGTGCCTGTACTATCTTTAATATCGCCGCCTGCTGGCAATGTCAGGTGGCCATCTGCCCCAAACCGCCAATTGAATGTGCTGCTGTCCGGAGTGTCTATGGTGATGTCGATGTTGGTAGCGGATTTAATTCTACTGTCATCAGGCAGGATCAAGGTGCGGTCTGTATTAAATGTCCAAGTTTGAGAGGGATCTTCAGCATTATCAACTAAGACTAGGTTGATTTCTTTAGTGTTGCCTTGGTTCCATACACTGATATAAGAACCGTCTGCTACTTGAAGTTGTGCTAGCCCATCGCCTTCAACGGCCAGTTGATTTTCTGAAACAATGCCCTGTGCATTGACTTTGAAAGCGCCGGTTGATTCTACGACAACCGAATAAGCACCGTTGACCAATCTATCAAAGCTGGTAGGTATAGTGGGCTTGCCAGTTAGATCAGCATAGGCACCTGTGGTAGCCACTGTAGCAAATGTGGTACCGCCTGTTATTAGACTTCCGTTGACCAATAGATTACCTGCACCGTTGACAGATAATGCTGTGCCACCTAAGAAAATTGTGTTGTTGCTGACATACAGGCTGCGGAACGGTTTAGTAGGAGATCCTAAGTTACTGCCATTGGCCACACTTGGAGTAATATCCCCGTCTACTGTAATCTCACCGTTTACTGTAATTGGTTTATCGATAACAATAGCAGTACTGTCATCAGTACTCATTGTACTACCGGTAAATGTAAAAGCCCCTAGATTTAATGTTGTATCGGCTAATCCCAGTGCTGTATAGAGTTCTGTGAAGTTAGCGTTGACCTTATTAAAAGCTGCTCTTAGACTATCGCCATTTTTGGCGTTGGCCGCTGTACCTATGTTGATCGTTTGTTTTGACATATATTGCTCCGTTATAAGGTCCTTTTTATTCTAGGTCTAGGGTATACTGCTCCAGTGGCGGGTCTTATTTTATAATTGATCTTAGGATAGGTATTACCTGTGTCCTGTCTTTCTTTATAATAGAACAGAAATAGATTAGGGGCTCCCTGCAAATTTTGTCCGTCTGTGGGAGTACTACCACTGGCAGTCAATTGATTCTGCTTGGCATAATTGATTATGTAAGTTTTAGCATCGGTCTGCGTCATGTTCGGATAGATTTCTAAAGCACAGGCGATGACTCCACATACCTGTGGGCTGGCCATGCTGGTACCGTTGTATTTTCCTATATAATGACTTCCGCTTCTGGGATCCGGAGTGCTGCTGGCATAACCTGGCAAGGCACTGATAATCGCAGTTCCTGGAGCCCATATGTCTACACCTGGTCCGCAGTCACTGAAGAGAACTTTCTGATCTATCTGTATACTATCTACAGCGCCTACGCAGATATTTGGAATATCGTAGGTTCCACTAGAAGTATTATCATTGGCAGTAGGGCTGGTTCCTCGCATATAATAATAAGGACTAGATACACTTCCTGGGTATCTTGTACCCATTTCGAAAGTATTGTTCCAGTCAGTGCCACCCGGGACATCGTGTTTCCATCGACCGTTACCGGCAGCACCTACGAATATAATTCCTTCATCGATGGCGTCTTCGATGTCTGCATCTAATGCGGCCACACGCACAGGTATTCTTTGTCCGGATATAAATCCCCAGGTGTTTAACTGTCCTGTGGTAAACGCCTGTCCAGTGACCGTTTTCCTATTGTTTTGCCCTATGACTAGGTCTATCTGCGTAGGAGTAGCTTCATAGAATGTGTATTGATACCGCATTCCGGGATTACCTAATGTACCAATGACAGATCCGTTGCCTTCTACGATCACTCGGTAAGTTCTATTAGGAGCCGATCCTTCAGTACCATAATAGATTCGCTGTACTGAGTTGTCGTCAGAACCAACCATTATCTTAGGAAAGTTAGGAGTATCAGCATCAATACCGTAATAGATCGTCGATCCACCGCCAAATGTCAGATAGGTATTAGTACCAAAATATAATGTGCTATGATTTGTACCTAGATAAGTGATATTGAAAGGAACGTTCAGTGTCCAATAACCGTCATCGTTGTTGCCTACAGTGGGTGTAGTGCTAGATGTAAGACCTGTGATGGAACCTATGCTTTGTATTCCTAGATCTGTGACGGTGGCCGTGGGACTAGTTCCTCCTGAAGTTTCTATAGTGCAATACATGGCAAAGGTTGTTAGAGGTGCATCGCTTGCAGAAGTATTGAGATTGGTGATGTAATTTATAGTATAGACTTCATTGTTGGCCATCACGTAGGTCTGTTGTATGTCTGTTTCAACTTCCAATCCAGTTTCCGGACCATCTGAGTAGGTAACGTTGACTCCGCTAGGACTAGTGATAGTGATGCTCGATGACAATGTAACCGTACCAGTATTGCCTCCTGATGCTGTGTTGTTTCTAAGACTTACTGTACCTGGTCCTTGGACCAGCACTGTGTATGAGGCAGCTGGAGGCACTATTCCAAAAATATAAACCTGATATGAACCAGACTGAGTCCACGATGCTGGAACCGAAGTAAATGATGCTGTAGCACTAGGACCGGTTCCGCCAGTGGTAGAAATTCTCTGTGCTATATTTTCCGGATTACCGGTAAAGTTAGCCAGCAAGGCATTGGAACTGTAGACACCACTGGCTCCACCGTAGGTAGTGGGCGGATTGGCAAATGGAGTATTTCTCGTTCCTCTGTAGGTCACTGCAGTGATATCCGAAAAACTCCATTCGGCTGGAAAAATACTCATGCCCCAACTGTTGTTGCAGATAGTGGGATTACGTCTACCTGTGGCAGGATTTATAGATTTGTTTCTATGGAATTCTCTAATATAATCGATGACATAGGGAAAGTTACTGTCGCCTACGGCACCAGCATAGTAATAGATATTATAGATATTAGCGTCTCTAGCCCACCCTTGCGTATTACCTGCTACAGTGCCTGCTACGTGTGTGGCATGATCGCTGGTATTGCTGTAGGTATAGGTCCCCGAAGCTGATCCCTTGACCACTGAATCGTGCTGAAACCAATTGTATTGAACAGTTCTAGTTGAACCAGTACCGTCAGCGTTAGCACGAAATTCTGGATGATTCCATACTAGGCCATCGCCATCGACAATAACTACGTCTACATGTTTTCCTGTCTGAGTCAGACTTATCGTAGCAGTTTGCGAAGCTGTGCCGCTACCTGTTCCTTCGAATCCTGTGCCACCCCACCCAGCTCGCTGTGAAGCTTCAGTGCATCTCAGCAGAGCCCAATTTTTCATGTTAGTGGAGTTTGAATTTGATTTGTCCCAGTTAGAACTAGTTTGAGTTACATTAGTTCCGGCTTCAATACCTAGCTCTTTCGGTACTAACTCTATGGTTTTAATTCTTGGGTCAGAAGACAGTTGTCCAGCTTCCCAGGCAGTTAGCCTATAGATAGTTCCACGACTACCGGGTCTTCGACTCACACACTCTACAGCTCTGATCAATTCTAATCCAGGAGGGCTTTTTCCTGCTGATTCTAATTCATCATAGATATCGTCGAGGTCATCATAGCTGTGTGCCACGACAATATATTGTTTGGTTCTGATGTAGTCTAATAATGACATGTTAGCCTTCTAGTTTAACAGCGGTTAATGTCACAGTGATCGTAGTAGTTCCACCGGACTTGTTAGTGACCGCTAGCTCTATGGCCGTGGTCGGTGATGACTCGTTGTTGAAACCTATCGCTCCTGGACTAATTAAAATTGTCTGCGCACCAGTGGTTATAACTTCAGCTATCACTCCAGATCCTGGTGTAGGATCTGTGCCTTCTGATCTTCCAGAATCAGCTGAACGGCTAGCAGCGTCGGTGTAAATCCTAACCCAAGCAGCTGCACTGGTCTGTATCTTATAAAGCATGTAACCTTTGTAACCTGTGATCTGTAGGTTACCTGTAGCGGCATTGGCTAGACTAGCAGTAGTTCCTGCGAGTGCTGCTCTGCTGGCTAATAGACTTGTAGGTTTGTTATCTAAATCACCATAGTCTATGCCCTGTGTTCCACTGCTGAAAATAATATCTCCACTGGTGCCACCACCTAGTGTTACCGGAGAGTTAGAAGCTCCTTGTATAAGAATAGTGCCAGATGTTGATATAACAATATTACCAGTGCTGTCATTGATGCTTAAACTTCCGTAGATATTTGAAGTGCTGCCTTTGATGGTAATACGACCTTCGTTGTCGCTGGTCGTAGTTATTCCAGCTGTGCCTAGAAATTCTATGACCTCTCCAGTGAATATGGGTCTCAGCGTCGAATCATCTGCAGCTACATAAAGCTCAAAGTCTCCTCCTCCACCTACACCTACACCTCCACCACCGATAGAATTGATAGTAATAGATCCTGCAACAGGATTAGCATCTAGTGTAACATTAGTTCCTGCTATAAATGTTAGAGTTTGACCTGCCGGAATATCTACGATGGTGCTACCGGTATCTACAACAGCAAATGATAATCCTAGATTTTCTTCTGGAACTATGGCATTGATTGTGATACTGTCATTTGTAGGATTTGTAGTAAGAGTAACATTATTGCCTGCCACTAATACTAAAGTATCTGTGACATTATCTGCCTGTACAGCACCCTGACCAGCTACAGAAATATTTTGAAATCCATATCTAGTGTTTGTGATAGTTACGCCGCCAGTAGCTGCACTAACTGACATTCCGTCCCCAGCAGTCAATGATGTGACACCGGTATTGGTAAGATTTACAGATCCAGTGGAATTACTCACGCTGATTCCTGTATTACCTGCCAGAGATGTAACTCCGGTATTGTTTATAGTCACAGACTTAGCAGTTGAGTTAGGTGTTAAACTTATTCCGCTTCCTGTGCCAAAAACCAAAGTTGCTGAGCCAGTACCAGAATCAATGATTGTAGGATCTCCGCTGACTGTTACATATCGGAAAGTATTCTGAACGATATTTGGGGCAGAATTAGTTACGCGAACAGTATTAGCAACACTGGTATCTAAAGTAATTCCAGATCCAGGATCAGTAACAACACTGATGACGCCACTGACAGCGATAGAATAGTTTGTTTTAGTTCCGGTAATTGTTATACCAGCCCCAGCACTAACATCGATAACTCCGGCGTTAGTAATTGATTTAGTGGTAGTTCCTAGTATACTAATACCAGCATTTCCTGCAGTAATATCAACAACACCGCTGTTAGTGATAGTCAATGTATCAGTAGTAGCATTTGTGGTCAATGTAATACCTGCATTGCCTGAGGTAATAGTCAACACGTCGTTGCCGCCGGCATCAGCTACGATATTACTCTGCCCAGAAACCGCGATCTCTCTAAAATATTCGTTGTCTAGTACACTGCCACCTATTGTTGATCCTGCTGGAAGATTCAGAGCAGTTCCAGAAGCAGTGATCACAGCGTTACCTAGATAGAGACTTGAACCGCTGAGATAGAGATCTTTCCATCGTTTGGCTGCAGATCCTAGATCGTATTGCTCTGTGTATCTAGGAATTAGGTCAGTACCTAGATCAGTGAATTCAACTCCGGTGCCTCCTATGGCAGCATATATTTCATTGAAGTTGTCGTTGATATCGTTGAATGCTTGATCAACGGTGCTCCATATGATTGGAGGCGAGTTTGAACTGATAGTTTTCTTTGCCATTATGCTCTTCCCACGGCAACTTCAATAGTGCCAATATGATCTGAATCGTAATTTTCTAATGCTTTACCTATAATAGTTCCTGCTCGAGCATCACCTCCTGCACTAACAGCAACACCGCTTATAGATGATGTAATTAATAAATCACCTTTGCTGATTTTTCCAACCACTCGACAGGGCACACGTCCTTGTAGAGCTATCAGTGTTTTGATTCCCGGACAATCTGTATTCATAACATAGGCAGCATTATCGCTGACAACGCCAGCTACTCTGTGATCGGCCTTGACATTAGAACTGGTAATTTCTCGTTCACCGCCAAATACCACTACGGTTCCGACACTGTACTCCTTATCGCCCTCGTAGTATTCTGCTAGGTCAGCATAGGTTGCCTGCATCTTTGAACCTGAAGCTAAACTCCAGGTACCTGTGATAGTACCTGCTGTAGAAGTACCACCAGTAGTCAACGCCACAGTCTCTACAGATCCGCAGCGTATTGGAGCCAACACCTGAACTGTTCCTGGGTGAGTTCTGAATGTATGTACATCGTTATCATAGTAGGAAATCTTAGTTCCACCTGCAGTACCGTCACCTAACAGCAGTGCTACCTGTCCGGAGAAGCCGTGTACCTGAGTATATCCACCTCCAGTGATAGTAGTGGTATCTAATATAATTTTAGTATCTACTATCAGTCTTTCTACAGAAACATATCTTGCACCAAAGTCTCCGTTGCTGTCTCGAACAACTAGTTTACTGTTATCACCAATACCGGTATAACTAGCAGTCATATCTACGATGGAATAATCAGTATCTGCGGTAGCAGCGAACCCGATACGTCTAAGGAAACCAGTTCCGCCAGCGTACTGAGATTTTTTCACAGCGCCGCCGTCATTGACTACAGTAGTAAATGGTACAGCACTAACGTTGTTGGTTACTAATGTAGAATTACCTAGAACAGTTTTTGTTGCGATCTGTTCAATTTTACCTACTACTATACCATTATTTTTTACACTGATCCAACCGTTGGTAGCATCAAACTGTGCAGAATCAAAACTGGCTAGTCCTAGATCAGCTTGTGCGATACCAGTAGCATTAGCTCTGGTGCTTGCTGCGGTCATAGACAGTTTACTCTGTGCGATAGCTGCTGCTGCATTGACATCTGCGTTTATAATCGAGCCAGCATTGATCTGTGCATCAACAGTATTAGCAGTGCTGTCAATATTAAAACTGATGTCACCTACTACAGCAGAGTTCTGTGCGAAATTAGCAGCACCGGTAAAAGTTAAAATATCAGCACTGCGAACATTTGAAAGGCTAATATCTTGGAAATTATTAAATGTTAGACTTCTTAGATTGATCGCATCTTCTGGATCGGTAGCATCTCCTAGATTGGTAATCTTAAAATCATCTAGGTTCATATTGGCCTTCATGGCCAATTGTCCGTCTAGGCTCATAAAACCGCCGGAGAATGATGGAATCAAACTTGGTTCGATAATTGGAGCGCCGTTATGGCTAACTCCTAGTCGACGATCGAGATAAGTTCTTACAGCATTTTCAGTTGGTACAGTATCTGTGGCATTGTCTGAAAAACTTGAATCTACAGAAAATTCAGATATCGGAACACCTCGTTTAAAACCAATACCATCTAGATTACTTAGAGCAATAGCCGCAGCAAATGTAACTGTACCAGTTCCTTGGTCAACTCGGAAGTATGGTCCTACACTAAAGTTACCAAACTGGTCAGTAGTCACATAGAAACATCTACCAACACCGCGTTCAACGACTTCATTTCCCGGATTATACGGATTTACCGGAGGTCCGAAAATTTCATTTGGATAGTTGGTATCGGCATAAGATCCGGTTCCAATGTCTAATAAATCATGTGCAGTAACACGGACCAGCGCGATACGTATGGTCAGTGTACCTGGCTCGTCTTTGGGAACTGCTGATTTGAGTGTAGGCGGTGTTGAAAAATATACCACGCTATCAAGCAGTGCCGGAGAAACTGTCATCAATGCATAGGGCAATAGCGTTACTGTTTCATCTGAATACGCAGTGACTGTGTATTCACGACCTTTAAACACAAATTTAGTATTGAGGATCCGATCTTCCTCTTCGCCGCCGACTGGCACTACTGCAAAGGTACTGTCTCCAACACGTCCAATAACCTTGCCTACAGATTGAATACCACTTTGTGTACCAGTGGTTTCAATTTCTACCGCAGGAACAGGCGAATTAGGCGCAGCATCATTGACTATTGTGAAGGTATTTGGGCTAAGAACTGTTTTGACAAAATAATGTGATGTGGAATTGATTCCAGTCGGTAAAGTACCTGTGGTTTCAAATCTAATCACATCGTCGGCTAAGAATCCGTGACTGGTCAAAGTCACAACGGCAGGATTAGCTATACTGATTGTACAAGTACTGGCAGAAGTCACAAAAGGTTGAGAAGGCCATACAGTAGCATCAACATAGTTGTAGGATTCTCTAAGAGTAGTTCTAGCCAATCCTTCTACAACATATTCGTGTGTGCCCGAGCCAGCGGTAGTAGTGGCTATTGCTGTTCCGGCCTTGGTTAGTGAGATACTGAAACTATTAGCTGTAAATCCGTTAGCTAAAACAAAATATACATCTGTGGTGTTTATACCAGAAGGTAATGTTCCTGAGGTTTGGAAACTGACTTGATAATTTGGCTGTAGTCCATGCGAGGCTCTAGTTATAACTGCCGGGCTTCCGTTACTGATAGTACAGACACGGCCGCCTTCTGGATCATTGTAATCTTCAAACTGTAGGATACGATAGACATCGTTACTTTCTCGAAGTATCATACCGGTAGATGGTCGAACTGCAACATCTACGACATCGCCTGTCAGCACTGTCTGTGTTCCCTGTCTAATAGTTACTCGAGTATTGTCCGGTACCTGTAGAGCCAGACCGTCTACGCCTGCACCTTCTGCACTCTGTAGACTGAGCTTGGCTACACCTGGTGGAATATCACCGCCAATTTCTGCAGTCGAGACTGGATATCTATATAGGCCACCTAGTCCGTGATCTATTTCGATCTCGGATAGGTTTAATGGAGCATAAGTCCAATTGTCGACATAGATGATCAGACCACCAGCAGTATTTTGATAAGGTGAACTAGGAAAATATACCTGCGCCACTTGACTTAGATCGTAGTATAATGTAATTGGAGTAGGAACTTCTAGAGGGTCAGCACCTTCTGCTACCAAAGCATAATTTCCGTGTGCGCTAGAACCACCTACTGAACGTATCTGTCCACCATTGATCGCATAGTAAGAGATGTGGTTATAATATGTAAACATCGATACCGCTTCAGCTAAACCACCGTTTGTAACCACTACGCCATAACCTAAATCGTTGATCTGTGTAAAGTCATTGCTCAACATAGATCTATTACCAGGCATCAGTATTTCGTAGATATTGGCATTTGCATCTACAAAATCTATAGTGGCCTGTTGGATATCAGTCTTTTCAGCTAATAAAATTGTTCGGGCAGTTTTTAAAGATGAAGTATAGGCATAGGCATTTAGATCAGGTAAAACTTCTGCAGCAGCAGCAGAGACACCGTTGGTGATAATATCGCTGACTTCGTCTAGTAAATTTTGTATTAGAGTCTGAGCGGCACCGTCACTGGCTGAACCAGTAACCCGTGTTTCTGCGGTATAGGTTGTAACAGGTGCTGCATTGACGATTACCTGACGGGCTAGATAGTTAGCATAGTCAATACCATCGGCCGTTTCTGCTAGCTGACCTGAAGGAATCTGTAACGATACTGCATCACCAACACCATTATAGTAGGCGATACCAGCATATCTAGTCGCACTGTTTCCGCCATAGACCAGATCATAAATCAGTGCCTCGATTATATATTGTACATCTCTAGCACAAGTATTTGAATTAAAACTCAATGAAGGATAGGTAGCCTGAAGATACCCGACAGTTTCTGCTTTAATAAAATTGATATTAGACTGTAATAACACTTTCGCATTTATGATGTTTGCAGCTAGGCCGGGAGGATTACTGTATAGTACTGCAGGAGCAAATGTGGTTCCGTTTCTGATAATGTTGTCTATGGTAGTTTGACTGGTTTCTACGGTAGACTGAGCACCAGCGTATAAACTCAGTGCGGCAAAAGCTAGATCGTGTGCATAACTGACGGCTCTAGCAGTTAGATCTAATTGTTCATCGATGACCACAGCTGCATTAGCCTGTCTATAAGTTAAACCTGCTCTACGGTGATTGAAGTTAGTTCCTAGAACAATATCGTATCCTACTGAGTCAATAATAAGTCCTACATCTCGATAGCAGATGTCGTCATTATAGGCAAATACACTTCGTGTCCAAGGAGTAGCCTCATCTAGTATTAGAGATGCTGTTGATCCGTTGACGTTAAATGTGAAATCTCTAACATAGTTGATACGATACACCGTATCTTCGACGATAAAAGACGCAGGTAATTGAGGAAATCTATCTAAGCTTCCAACTCTCAAGAAACTGTTATCGTCTACAGTACCGTTACCAGTAGGAACTACCAGTGTGTTATAGATAAACACTGTGCCTACATTATTATCTATGGAGCCTAGGGCTATATAATTTGTAGATCCTACAGTTCTAATAGTATAACTTCTTCCTTTGATTATGTTTGTGACATTGATTATTTCTTTACTCAGCAGTTCAAATCGAATATTTCCAGTAAACCCGTCAATGAACATACCGCCATGAAACCCCTGTCTTCCAGAACTTTTGCTAAAAGATGCGCACTCCTGAGCATAAGGAGATTTGGCCAGTATCTGTCCTCGAGGATCTAGAACAGTAAAAAATCCTCCATGACCTTGAACAGTGATAGCCTGCCAACGCACAGCATCATTGGCCAAGAACACATCCATCTGATCGTTATTTTTAGGAGTGTTCACGCTGCCATAACCAGGACCGCTTTCATCGATAACATCTATCAGAGCATTAGTCAGTGCACCTATGACTCCCCCGTCGTTGACAGCATAACCGCCCCCGGTGTAGATAGGTAAACCAGTGCCGTTTACAGGTTCAGTAAGTCCGCTGTCTGTATAAAGAGAAAAGCTAGTGGCATTGATAAAAGTAATATAGTAATCGTTACCGTTGAGCTGTGTAGTTCCGCCCAGTTCATCGATGATTATATTGTCTCCAGTAGATAACCCATGGGGACTGCTAGTAGTAATGACTACAGGATTGGTTCGAGTCAATGCCGATATATTAAAACTAGTTCCGCCTACTCCGCTTTCAGCTATGTAGGCACCATCTATGATTTGAAGGAATGTATTTTGATAGATTTCAGTGATTTCGACATTTCTAATAACTAATTGTGCCAGAGTGGCCAATCTTCTAATACCCGCCTTGGTTTCATCGAGCTGACTTTGTATCGCTATCAATCCGCTGGCATTTTGATAATACTTCAGGGCAGCTGATATAGTTCTGTCTGATCCACCGTATTTTAAATCGAATATCATCGAATCTAAAATCAATCCGACATCTCTTTCACAGATATCTCTGTTATAGTTAAAGGCACCTACAAAAGGAGCGATGTTGTTTGAAATCTGATAATCAATCCATCCTATGACTTCTTTCTGTATGAATGATCTGTTTAGGAATAATAATTGTGCTGCGGCTCTGTAAGAACCTTTATTATTGATGATTGGATAAACTGGATCTTCTGAATCTGTTAGATAGTGATATCCAAATAATCGATCTGCGATAGTTATCTGATCTAGGTTAGCTTCACCAACCGTGAGATCTCTACGGAATTTATAAAAAGCCCAAGGACTAGAGCTCACACCAGGTCTTGGTCTAATAATAACTCTACGGAATTCATCACCTACTATAGATACGTTCTGTGGGACTTTTAATGGTAAATTTTCTTCGTAGATTCCACTTTCGACTAGAACTGTTATCTGTACAGGTTTAGCTACATCACCGTAGGATAGGACTTCGGGATATCCTATATCTCCAGGTTCTAAAAATTTTCCGAATTTAATATCTACATCAAATATTTCTCGCCCGCTGCTGTCTAGAGATCCGCTGTGTGCTAGTATCTGAGCCAATGCTCCGGATGTCTCTCCTCTAAGAAACAGTCCTTCTCTAATGTCTCTTGTTCTAATGGCTTCCGGAGTTCCTGTAAGAACATCTCCTGTGAAATCAGTACGTTGTCCTCCTGTTTCTACAAGAAATCTTGGCAGGCTAACTTCGATACCTGGTAGAGATGTAAATCCAGTTCCTTGATCAGTTACGGTAATACTTTGTACAACTCCGCCCACAATATCAGCGGTACCGAATGCTCCTGTTCCGCCACCTCCAGTAATGCGTACAGATACTAAACCATAACCTGATCCACCATTATCAATCTCTACATTATTGACTTTATAGGTTAGATTAAAGGTACAGCCGTCACCGAAATCACTGTCATCAGTGGTAGCCACATTAGTGCTGCCTGGCAGCGCAGTGTATACTCCAGAACTCAACTGTCTGAAAGTTACTACAGCTCCAGGTGTTGTAGCAGTTGAAAGCACCTGGTATCTAGCAGGCTCGATAAATGTTCCGCCGGTGATTGTTATGATGTCTCCTACATTATAGTTTACACCTGGTTGATTTATCGTGGCGGTATCAACACTCATCAATACGGTTCCGGCAAAATTACTACCCGAACTCGGTGCTTCATCTATAAGATCAAGAGTACATTGATTAGCACCATTGTTATAGGTCAATACTTTCTTGTAAGGACCTAGTTCAATCCTGGATTCTAATACTATTTCTTCTGCACGTTTTAGTGCTGCTTCTAGAGTTCTGTAGGCATAGGCTAGAGCACGACCCTGTATTTCTGGACTTATACCGTTTCTAGAATCTTCTCCAGAAGTAGCTACATATAAGTTTACTGAGCTGCCGAATGCTGAGTTATCTACATACCTTTTTGTAGCAGCTATAAGACCGTCGTATATTTCGTCATCGTCGGGTTCCGGATCTCTAGCCAAGATCAATGGCCCGGTCATTTGTCCAAAACTAGGATCAACATTGCCGGTTCTTGGATTGATTGCGTTAGTTCCTGCTTTTGAAACTTTAGTATCCGCATAGCCTTTGTTTACAGCTTCATCTTCGAGAGTAGGTAAGACGGGAGTAACTCCATCTTGTGCAAACATTCCTCGGATTTTATGTGTAATACCTCCAGATCTAACATTTAGATCTCCGCCTAGCTGAGGACTAGTATCTCCCACAACCTGAGCAAATTCTGAGCTAATAACTATTTCGTTAGGATTGGTAGTAAAATCTAGGGCAATGCCCTCACCTTCTACTAGCTTTTTAAGCGTGACTCCTGATTCAAAATTGTTGAGAGTTACAAGAGGAGTATTACCAGTATCAGGATCGTTTTGACCAACGATAGTTTCGTCAGTCCATTTGAAATTTTCGTCTCTTTTTACATCATCAAGACCAAAAAAGGTTAGTCTTTCGCCGAGACCTAAAGAACTATAGAGTTCGCGGAAATTGTCGTTTACCTTGCGAAAGGAATCGCGTATACTGTCGCCGGTTCCATCGTTGCCAACGACGCCTATATCAATGATTTTACGTGCCATAATTTATCCTAGGATAGTACTGTCCTAGTATTTAGCCCAAAAAAACATAAGCCGGATGTAAATACTAGATGTTTCTCAAGACTGAAATTATAATCACTGAACACGAAAGGCCTAGTAAACTAGGTCGTGTTTATAAATTTTTCAGAAAGAAAACAGAAGCAATATTCCGCTGTGACAGCTGCGATGAACTTTTTCGTAGAGATCTAAAACACATAGACAGAAAGCGTCTCAGCAATAATTATTTTCATTGCTGCGGTAACTGTGATGCTAAAAAGTTCGCTCAAAGAAAGGGCGTTGAGCGCAAGAAAATATGGGATATGCCTGCTAGCCTTGATTGGCCTGTAGGTAAGTATTAGATCCTAAACGATTCTCCACAACCGCAGCGATCCTTCTCTGCAGAGTTACGGAATTCAAATCCTTCATTGACACCCTGTTTTACATAATCTATTTCTAGATCTTTAAAATAAGCTAGATGTTTTTGATTGATATACACACAGAAATCATCAAACAGTTTGGTATATCCGGGATCTAAATCAGAAATATCATCTAGATATTCTAAAGTATAAGCCAGTCCCGAACAGCCCGTGGTTTTGATTCCGATAGAAATTCCTTTGCCCCGACCTCGACGAGCTAGATGCTGTCGTATTTTTTCAGTCGCGGTGCTTGTTACGGTAATCATCTATGGCAGCCTTTATAGAATCTTCAGCTAATATGCTACAGTGTATTTTGACCGGTGGTAGTGCTAGTTCTTCTGCGATCGCAGTATTTTTAATTGACGCAGCTTCGTCAAGAGTTTTACCTTTAACCCATTCAGTAACCAGCGAACTGCTAGCGATCGCACTACCGCAACCGTAAGTTTTAAAACGAGCATCTTCAATAATACCATTTTCATTGACCTTGATCTGTAATTTGAGAACATCGCCGCATGCAGGAGCACCAACGAGTCCTGTGCCTACAGAGGGATCGTTCTTATCAAAACTTCCAACGTTTCGAGGATGCTCGTAGTGATCGATGACTTTTTCGCTGTATGACATGATTATGGACGTTGAGGATATATGCCCTGTGTTGAGATCACTGCACGGGGACCATTGTTCCAATCCTGTGCCTTGACTCCGGGCGCTCGTGGATCCATCGGGCGTAGATCTGGCAAGCAAAAATTATTACGGCCATCGCCACCATATCTTGTTCCCATCAGCGAGTATAGTGCTGCATTCTGCTGTATAGACAAACATTGTCCATTTGCTTCAAGAAATCCAACAGGGGCAAAAGTTCCTGTAAACCACATCACCATGCCTAAAATTATTTCCATTCTTTTTCTCCTTATATGAGTCTTTGATTGACAGCGTCCCAATTGATGATACGCCAAATATTGTTTAAGTATTTGGCTTTATCCTGTTGATAGTCTAACGCCCAGGCATGTTCCCAAGCATCTATCAGTAGTGAGATCTTCATACCTTTACGGTATTCATGATTATGAATAGTATGTAGTTTACCATCATAATCCATATAAATCCAGTTTGAACCCTGTGCAGCCATAAATTCTTTTTCAACCGCTTCTTTGAACTTATCAAAGTCTCCATACTTTTCATCTATTAGAGATTTACTGAGTCCCTCGGGCTTATTAGCAGCCCTCGGCGGGGTAAGATTAGAAAAGAATATATTGTGTAGCATAGCGCCACCATAGTTAAAATCAGCGTCGCCTTCACCTTTATTGTATCGTTCAGAATACTTTGCGGCCAAACCATCATAATGATATTTGATTGTAGCTTCGCTCATCACGGGCTCTAGCTCTTTCTTGTCAAATTTGAGCTTGTCCTGATATATTTCACGTCGATCTGTATTTTCGGTTATACTTTTAATAAAATGTAGCATAAGCATATTTACCGTATAAATAACCTACAAGGAGATTTAATATGGAAATCTTATTAGCGATCGCTGTTATAGTTGTAATTGGAGCTCTTATCTATTTTAATAGAAATAATAAAGGTCTCGATGTCAACAAAGACGGCAAGATTGATTCTGCTGATGTAAAGGCCGCTGTTCAAAATGTAGTCTGTGGAGTTAAAGAAACTGCAGATGTCAACAAAGACGGTAAGGTTGACGCTGCTGACGCTGCGGTAGTTGTTGAGAAAGCTAAAACAGAAGTTAAAAAGGCCGCTACGAAAGCCAAAACTGCTGCTAAGAAAGTGACAACTCGCGGTCGCAAGCCAGCGGCTCAGAAGTAATCTTTTTAGCCTCTTCGTAGAGTGCGAAAGAAGCCAAGTTCTTTGCCTTTGACTCACACATAATATCGAACTGATCCCAAAAACTCAGTGCCCACTGATTCGCTGCTGTATTCCAGTAGAAGTTTGAGTGTGCTCTGAGTTTTGCTTTTTTGTGACCGCCTTCCATCAACGCATGAAGGGAGGGAAGGGAGTCTGCGGAATGGTCAATAAGATGCTCTTCCCGTGATACACTATAATGTATAACAGGCCGAACACTACGCCAACTGTCAATAATCCTTTTAACACGGTCGTCAGTAGTTTCAATGTATTCTCCAGTTTTAATCCAATGATGATGAATGTCTAAGACCAAGGCACAATGATCAACAAGTTCGATGCTATCTTCAATACCCCAGGTCATTTCGTCGTTTTCGATTGTAAGAGTATTACGAGCTTCGGGAGTCATTCGGCTTAGTGCGCTGATAATACCTTTCGGGCCTTGTCGACCTGCGATATGCACATTGATCTTAAAGTCTTGGAATGCCTGACCATAGCCCATCCAGCGAGCCATGTCTACGTGATACTCAAATTCTTCTATTGAGCGATCGACAATATCTGGACTATCGCTAGCAAGCACAGTAAACTGGCCGGGATGAAAACTAAGCCGAACACGATTCTCACGGGCCAAGTCACCCACTGTCGAAAAATTTCTTTCGCAATAGGCTCGGACATCATGCTGCCTCCAAAACCGCTTCCAATTAGGCTCAGTATATACAGGCAATATATCACTGCTGAGTCGTACCATTCTAAGATTTTCATCAAGGGTTCCTACCTTTTCAACTAGTTTACGTACAGCTTCAATGTTACCTACCATTAGGTCCCAGAGTTTTTGTTCAGCAACAGGTTTGGTTTGCCGATTCAACCATGCTACAGTAGTACTGCCAGTATTATACTGTTTGCAGTTGTCTTTTTGTTTAATACCGTCGATCTGTGAAGGACCGTCGATCCATTTACAGGCAAAGCCTATGCGTTTGGTCATTTAGTGTACAGCTTCCCTGACATCTACTTCACACTCGACTACCCAATTATTAAATTCGGTAAACTTGTTGACTTCTATGCCTAGCCCAACTGCTTCGTTTACAAAGTGTTGTAGAAGTGCATTATAAAGTTCGTCGGGCATTGTGTCTTTATCAAATTGAATTTTCATTAGATAATCCTGAAATAAGAAGTTCTCGTTCAGTCATATACGCTACGGGTTTAATCCAGCCACGATCGAGACATTCTGTTAAAATCAATTTATATTCGTAGGGAATATGTTGATTGATTTCAAATCCTGCTCGCGGTGCTTGAACAAACTTATCAACAATATGAAACCTGGGATCATCTTGTTTGATTGTACGAATTTGACTTTGGTGTGTAGTAAATGTCATACTGTAAGCATAACATCGTTATCGCCAGTTGTCAACTACATATGGATCCGTTATATCATGTGGATTTGGATCACCGTGAAACACACAGATTGAACAGCCTTTCGGAATAGTTACATCTCTTGCTGTTTTAAAAAATCTACGGCCGCCACCCATAGTCAGTTCGGACCGATTTCGAATTTCCCATTTGTAGCTCTGTATCCAAATTTCTGGAAAAAATTTAATCCTTGTTTTGGCTACTTGCCAGATCCAATCTTGATCACCGTGTAATCTCTGAGCTCGGCTCTGATCATTTTTGAACACAGTGTAGATATCTGGATGCAGACCAGCTGGCCAAGTCATGACAGAACTGTTGAGAATATTCCATTTAGGATTGAATTTTCTGTTGAAATCTCTGATTCCTAGAAACTCTTGTCCCTGATCTAAAACTAATTTATTGATATTGTCGTGAATAATTACATCGAGATCCATATACAATATCCTACCCGGTAATTTTAAATCGGGATCGAACATGTGTACCTTGTGCCACCAACCTTTAACGTATCCCTGATTAGGATACACAAGACTCTTCACTCCGTCGATGGGATGTTGATCATCGGTTAGGCAATAGAATTCATAGGGGATAGTTAGATGTCTCGAAACCATATTGCGAAGTTTTTCCACATAGTCGCGACCGTATTTGGTTCCGAATCTCACACATAGCACAGAAATAGGAGGCCCATTGTATTCTAGTTTAGGCTCTTGAATTATGGGAGCCGGTACAGGCACATCATCCGGAAGATGTCCAAATCTTTTATAATGCTGCCACTGTTCTTTAGTTAGACCTTCTTTTGACAACTTCATCTATGGCCACCAATTCTTCTAATATATTTTTTAATTTGTCTAAGTGAACCATATTAGGTCCATCACTAGGAGCTGCATCGGGATTTTCGTGAGTTTCCATAAACACACCAGCAATACATCCTGTGGCTACAGCCGCCCTCGCCAAGTATGGGACCATAGTTCGATCACCGCCGGATCGTTCTCCCATTCCCCCAGGCTGTTGGACAGAATGAGTGGCATCAAAGACCACTGGATACCCGGTGCTTGCCATAATGGGTAGACTACGCATATCAACAACAAGATTATTATATCCATGAGTGTATCCTCTTTCACATAACATAATACGTTCATTTCCAGTTGAGGCAATTTTTGCCGCAACGTTCTTCATATCGTGGGGTGCAAGAAATTGCCCTTTCTTGACATTGATAGCACATCCAGTTTCACCTGCGGCTAGTAATAGATCAGTCTGTCTACATAGGAATGCTGGTATCTGTAGTACATCAATGCCAGCATCTGCAACTAATTGTGCTTGATATGATTCATGAATATCAGTTAGAACGGGAATTCCAAATTCATGTTTGATTGAATTTAAAATTTTAAGTCCTTCGTCAATACCTATTCCTCTTTTAGTAGAGATGCTAGATCTATTAGCTTTGTCAAAACTGCTTTTGTAAACTAAATCGATATCTAATTCGTCGCAGATTTCTTTTATACTACCTGCTAAAAATTCGGCATGACTCTGACTTTCAATTTGGCAGGGTCCGGCTATAATAAAGATTTTATTATCGTTGCCGGCAACGATTCGATTGATAGAAAGTGATTTCACAGAATATTTACCAGTGTCTAATTACGTTTACAATAATAAACAAACAAGTGATCACATGAATTATTACCCAAAATGTTTTAAGAAATAATGCAATTCTTGCTTCACGTATAGTAAGAATAGGAACATCCGGACGATCTTCGTCCGTCTGCCCCATTAGATGCCCAGTTGCCCGAGCCCATATACGTTCAAAACTATTCATCCTTCGTATGTGGCTGAGTTGCCTGCATGTTCAAATACTTCTACTGAACGAAGACGAACACCTCGCCCAACAGGATATCGTGCTTCAAATATACGACCATCAGGATGTGTCCAGCCATCGCCTGTTTGATAAGAATTGAGTATTTCGTTCATTGTACGATACGCTAGTTCAGCAAACTTTTCACAGCCCACAGCTTCTACGATACGTAGGTCACAAATGCCACCATCGGCCTGTTTGCCTAATTTGGCCATTTGTTTGAAAAGTTCTAAATGAGGGTCGTCTGAACCTACACACAGAGTATGATCAAACTGCCACTCCGACCATTCTTTGAATGCTTTGAGTCCACCGAAGTCCATGACCCAATTACGATCGTCTAGGGTTTCTGATTCAAAGATTAGTTTGATACCGATTGAGTATCCGTGTAGTAATGAGCAATGACTGTGAGTTGATCGCCATTGTCTAAAACAGCATGACAGGCCTCTGTCATTGCCGTAGGTTTTTGTTGAAAGATATTTCGCCATCTCTTGCCTCCTATGCATAAAGCGAGTAAGTTTGATGACATGCAGAATTTATAAAGCGGGTTGAATGCCATGGAAGACCGCTGATGAACTATTATAAGATATATTTAACGTAAATGCAACATCAAATGTTGAAATGCGGACATTCTTTTTTCGCCATTCTTCGGGGCACTGCCATTCTTTGAAATTGATAATATTGAACTCGGTGTCAGGATAATAATGAAATACTCGCTCGATCTGATATCTCCAATATGAAGGATCTACGGCCGTTGATGCAGAACTGGAATAGTTGTCAGTATCTCTGTAAATATTATTGACACGACCCTGCCTTCCGTAGAGATCCATCCCAACGATATCTATAGATTTAAATCCAAGCCTGGCTGCTAAAAGAACTGCATACGGGCCACTGCCCCAATGTTCTGGATTATCGGGACGGTGTTTACTCTGATAGGGCAATTCGGGTAATAGTTTTACATTTTTATTTTTTTCTATCTTACGGAAATAATGATGCCAGTGATTTCTTACATAGATTGTAGTAGAGTCTGTATTGGGATTTTCTAAAGCTTCTCTCACCATTCTTTGGTCACAGCAGATTAAATGATCTACAATAAGATCTCTATGCACGGCATTGCAACCGATCAATGTGTGAGTATTTTTTAGTAGAGAAATATCAAGACTTTTACGACTTTCGCCGTTGCCGATGACTAGGGCTTTTGAGCCCATATTATCCTCTTTCTTTGATCTCGCCGAATGGATACCAGCTGCCTGGGTTTCCTGCACGTAGGCAGATCCAACCTACGTTTCTTCCTACAGTAGGATTGGTATTCCAGATGATGTCGGAGACATTATGATTGCCTTCTCTAGGAGGTTCAGAAGCGTAGCTATGTAGACGATTTCCAAATCGTATTGAGCCTGCCACATGTAAATCCACAGCAGGATCAGGGTTAGTTACACCCACGGCAAGTTTTCCGTTGATAGATACTTGAACAGGATTTCTATTGAGATTTCCTAATTGTATATTACCGCTGGCAGAGACAGTGATTCTAGGCGTGTTATCTGTGACTATATTAAAGTCTGTAGAAGCAAAAGTACCTACCATTCCCTGCATATTGCCAGTGGTACCTAGCATTACTTCTATGCCCATTTCTGCGACACTGAATCCTGCGTTAGGCGCTTCTGTTCCAAGCCCCAGACGATCACAGGCTGCGTTATAGAATAGATACTGATTGATACTAACAGAACCGTCTACGATCAATCCTCTGAGTCTTCCTACAGACTGAAGGCTGCTTTTTGTAACAGTATTGCCTAACTCGATTTCACTTAAAACAGGCACTCCACCGATAGAAAATGTTTTTTTATTATCAAGATCGATGCTTTCTGATGAGAAGAATCTATCAGGATGGCTGTTGTAAACAAATTGTTTGGTGTATCCTTGACCGCTCCAGATTACGCCTTTACCATAATTATCAGTGCCTTTTTTAGCACGAAATTCAAGAAATTGTGTTATTTCTTGGGCTACAGGTCGATGAGCTGCATCAGCTAGATCTTTGATGATCTGATTGAGGTCTGTTAGGGATTGATCTAAATTGGCATTGTTCATACCAATATTTATCACTCGCTAACAGAATCTATGATTGTACTTTTAGCAGAATAGTATCTTCGTTGATACGTCCGTTGAGCTTGATATCTACTGCTTTAATGTCATCAAGAAACTTACGAAGTTGTACTTTACCAGCCGCTTTGAACTCTTTTAACTGCTCTTCAGGCTTACGCAGAGTCTTTTGCACAGATTTATACTCGTCAAACCCGGTGATTGATGTGCCTTTGACTCCTAGATCAGAGAATTCTCCTGCGATATATTTGCCTAATTTACGGGTCTTGATGTTGAAAATCCACAGTTCTTTAGCACCAATAATGTCTGTAGGGTTGATAGACACTAATTTTAGTGGCTCGTTGGTTTTGGAATATTTCAATTTAGCCACGAGTTTTTCCGCAGGAACTGATTTTTTAGCACGGGGTTTTTTATTGATCTTGGCTTCCTGCATCAGCATACCGCAGGCTGAAAGTATTTCGTTATAAAATGCCGAGATTTTTTTGATATGTGCTTTGCTCAAATGGCTGTAGCCTTCTTTAAGTTGATCGCACTTTCCTTCAAGTACTTCTAGATATTCGTCGTGCTGTCGCTGATATATATCTCGGATAATTCTAGCATGAGCAGCCTTAGCTTGCTTGCCTTTGAGCAAATTTAGGATTTTAAATGCTTTGGGATCAAATGCTTCTGGATCTTGGCTAAAGTTTTCTAATGTATCTTCGATTTCTTCGGTCATTTTGTAAGAAGCTTCGCGGAGTCGATCTTGAATAGTGATCTGAGGAACTGCAGGTTTGTCTTCTTCTACGACTTCGGGTTCAGCATCATTTTTGCCATCCTCGATGATCTTAGAGATCTGTTCTCCTAACCACTGTGCGGTATTTCGGCCGTCATTGAAGTCGGTACGTATTGGAGGCATGCCTTTGAGTAGATTGGCCGCGATAGATCCCATAGTAGAATTACAGCGAAAATCTTTGGTATCTTTGAATGCTTTGATTTGATCCTTAGTATACCCACTGGAGCTCATCCAACTAATGACCTTAGGTTTAAGGTCTCGCCCATTGAATTCCAAACGATAATAATCCATAGATAAACGGAAATGACGATGAAATTGATCAGTATTCCAAGCTTCGTGTCCGTCCCATTTTGGACTCAGATCTTTAACAGATTTGAAACGGTGTTCTGCTACTTGTTTTTTAGTAATACGAGTTTTGGTTGCGGCTTTGGCCATCATCTGCTCCTATGGTGTAAGTTTATAATGTTATTATAGCACCATTATCATCAATGGTCAACCGTTCTACTTCATCCATATCTCCGTCTTGAGTTTCTGAAAGTATAAAAATCTCTCCGCCTAATTCTTCTAAGGTTTTTTCGGCTAACTGTTTGGCCTCTTTAAGGCTTTTAGTAGTGTCGACAAGTTCTTCGTGGCCCTCGTCGTTATGCCATACTTCGTAAAGTTCCCATCTCATTTTGGGGTTATTAGTCTCCGTTAAATTTTTCCCAATCTCCACCAGGCGCTATTGCCCAGCCAAGACGCTGGAGATCATTCCGGATCTCGTCGGTGATATAACCTTCAGGAACATATTTACGCTGATTCCATAATTTTTCAGAATCTTCGTCCTGATAATCATTTCGAATGCCCGAACAATACCAATCTATATAGTCGCCTTGTTGTCGCATGTCTGCTATTATGCCGCCAGAGTGTCTCCAAGAACATGACCATTCTTGTTGTTTAAGGATAGGAATCACATCTAATTTAATGAATCCGTTATTACACATAGACGCATATAGATGCTGAGCGTAGGAATCATCGCCACGAACTTTCTCTAGAATCCAATCAGTAGTTAGAAGATCGTATTCCATATTGTTGACACGACTTTGGGGATCGTTAAACTTATTTTTATGTTCTTCTAAGACTTGTTCGAACCAATCAAGATAATTTTTGTTGATAGGTTCGCCTTTTTCTTCCTGTCGTTTAACATAGCCGCCCTTTTGGAAGCTATGTCGGTCAGGACTCTTACTGGGATTCTTCATACGACTTGACAATTCTATTCATAGACACTTCTGGATCCCATTCTTTACAATATTTTTTACGATTAGCACGACCTTCTTTGGTATTTGGATCATAGTCAACCCATGAAAACTCTGTGCCATCACATTCTGGGCAGTGACTATTGTAATCATCATCTTCACGCATATCGCTACGCATACCTACCCAACCGCATTCTTTGTTATCACAGATAGCATCCACGGGCTCGGGAGGTTGATTGACCCATGAGCTTGTGTCCCAATTGTACCCGCTCCAGGTTTCTACCCCAGCGATTGATTTAAACTTGCCGTGTTCCCATTCACCAAACTCTGTGCCATTCCAATATGCTGTGCCATATGTTGTTCCGTAACTTTTCCAAACACAGCTGTACCAACCTTCTATTGTAGGTTTGACTTTTTTAAACTTAAAAGTTTCAGACTTTTCCCATTCACTTGGACTTGTACCAATTGGGGGATGTCCCCAATCCTTTTCTTCGGGCTCATAGCGTTCAAAATTTCCTTTGTCGTCGATGAGGCGAACCATGATCATGTCCGAACTTTTTCCGTCGGTACTGCCACCGTTGTTGTCGATCTCTTCTCCGTCGTACATCACTGAGTTGATTATTTCTTCACCGTCTACTTCGTCATAGTAGAGTTCTAGTTTTTCAATATCAAACGGTGCTCGTAGTTCAAACTCTCCCTCAAAGAATGTTCCTTTCTCGTTTGAACTACCAATAAACACCACTTCGCCTTTTTTGCGCATACCAACCCAAATTTCGTCTTGACAGCTCCAGGCTGGACTCCCATCACCACCATCGCAGTCATCAAAACTTTTTTGGAAAATTGTATCGCCGTTTTCATCTTCGATCTGTACGGTTCCGGCGCTTCGACTCACTCCATTGATGTGTGCCATATTATCTGTTTCATACCACTGTCCGGGTGTAAACGGTAACTGATCTAGATCCAAGTCCATTTCTTCTTGAACAGTGTCTTCATCGCTCCAGGCTATTTCCTGCAGGTCTACCGAGTTCTCCATACAGTAATCCCAGACCTTGGGATCTACTGTACCCATGACTTTTTCGCCACCATAACCCCACATCGAAATCTTGTAGGTTCTAGGAGTGAACTTTAAAACTTCAATGAGTTTTTGTTGTTCGGCTATCTTCTGTACTTCTAATTCTTCGGAAGTTGGCTCCGGCGCATCGCCTGGCGAAAAAGGCCAAGAGCCTTTAGGATTAGTGGTTGTCATACATATTCTCCTTCGTTTGCAATTTTAGATGTTGCCTTTTGTTTTGAATTACTTTTACTTCGAAATGTTTTTACATCATTGATAGCTGATTTAATGGTCTCTGAATAATTCAATGCCTGTTGTTCGGACATAGTGATAGTGGTTTCAGTTCTGACGTATCCTCGAGTCCATATCTCCCAGGTCATTTTAACACGACGAACAAACCCATTGAACAGATCTTTCCAAAACCAATCCCATTCCTGCACCCAGATAGTATCAATGTCATAGCGTTTTTTTACTGATTCTGACCAATAATTAGATTTAACTATGACGTAGGCATTGACATTTACTCCAGTGTCGCCTGCTTCAACTTCAAAGTCGATGTCGTGATCGGGTTGACCGCAACCGCAGACTACTTTATAAAACTTTGAATCACCGTATTCGCCGGTCTTCATGATGCCTTCTGCTGGAGTTTCTACTTTCAATGGTAATGTCCCTGTTCTGGTTTTAATTCTATTACTTTATCTCGGCTATTAGAAATACTGTCAATCATCTTATTATATTCGCTGTCGTCTAACACTGTTTTATAAATGCTCATAGATTGTGCGACAAGAATGGCTGCGATCTCAATAGGTGAGTGTCCTTTGTCAATCATAGAAGAATGTATGACCCAATAATCTTGATAGAGATTATCTAAATCAGTATTTGTATTTTTTTCGGCGTTCATTTTCGTCTCTTTCTTTTATTATTTGATGTCTGTATTCTCTCCGTAACCACCATTTAAACTTTTGAAAATATTCTCGTTCAGTGAGCCTATCACCATCGTGATACAGCAGCCGCTCTTCACAGTTCTCGACCCAAAGATGATGTATCCAGTGTCTAAATGGAGTCACGATTATGTCCAGAGGCTCTGACGTACTTTGATTAAACGAATCATCATTTCTTCATCTTCTTGTTCGTATTGTGCTTCCAACTCACGGCTTTTGTCAAGAGCAGTCTTGCACATTTCGGCTTCTTCTGCGGTTTTATCTTCCATATCGAGGAGATGATAACCTTTTTCACGACGTAGATTGCAGTAGGATGTCCATCCGCTGGCATCATGAACGTCTGGACGTTTTGGATAAACATCTTTCCACCAACGATATAGTTCTAGTATTTCTCTAGCAGCCTTGGCCTGATAGGTAGGCTCAGCTAGATGCTTCTCACCATCTTCCAAAAACTCTTCGTTGGTTAGAGTCATTGCCCATTCTAGATAAGCAATACCTGCTTCAGGACAACGCCAGTTGCGATACCATCTGCGCCACCAAGGGTAACTATATTTTTTCTTATCTTCATTGCTCCAGACACAGTAATGCCATGCCTGTTCTATCTCGACAAAATCCACAAGTCCATTAAAAAGGCAGGGAAGAAAACGATTTCCCACATCATGCCATTGGCCGGGAGCAATATCCCGAGGATGGGCTGTAAGAGCATGACTACGGGTAACCCAACGATTGTTGATATAGTAGCGTATATCGTTTAACCTTTCTGGAATCCAGCACCAAACATTTTGAATTTTATCCAAACCTTCTTCAGCGATCCACCAACGGATCGGATACTTGGCCTTAGCGGCCTTTTCCCATTCTGACCATTGTTTTCCTGTGCCGCACTTTAGCTTAGTGGTGCCACGGATCCAATCGGCAAATGGAGAGCATGTCCAATAATCTCTCATTATAATTCCTTCTCAGACTTTGTAGTCGAACACTTTAATTATACGATCTTTTAGAAAATCTGTCAAGACCTCTCAATTTTGGATCAGACTATCAGCCATAGGAAATATCGCCGAAATTGCCTTGGCACAGGCCAACGCTATCAGCTGGTGTTCTTTCTGTGTGCCGTTAGCTGAACGCAGCTCAATAAAGTGTATCCATGAGCGTAGTGTTCCATTCATATACAAGCGACTTTCTATAAGGCCTTCTGGTAGAACAGCTCGGGCCTGTTCTTTGGCTATGCCTTTAGCGATAGCCCATTGATAGGCACTTCTTGCGTAGTCAATGACCTGCTGTTGCTGATATTCCCAATCTCGTTGTAGGCGTTGATCATCCGTTTTGACTGAGTTCTGTCTGTTTTTTGGGTCTTGAAGTCGTGCTTCTCTAACCACGAACGAGAGGTCTTGAGTAGGGTCAGCATATCGCTGACTGAATTCTTGAAAACTGAAACTTCTGTGTCGCAGGATCTGTCGGGCGATGTCTCTAGTAGTTTCGATTTCAACGCAGGCTGAGACCATTTCAAGTGGGCTCCAGTGTTGGTGTTTGACCAGGTATCGGATGAGTTTGTCTGATGTCTCGGTGTTAAATTGGTTTGCGGGATTGCTGACACGGGCGCAATACGCAATGAGTTCCTGCGCATCTGTGATGCCCAGATCTGCAAATTCTGATGTTGGTTGTGAATAGGATACCAAACGTACATTCATTATTTTTCCTTTATAATAATATCAAAGTTTACCACAGACCTAGGATATTTTTTAGGAATACCTCCTCCATGATAAAGTGTGCCATCGAATACCAGCACTCTTCCTTTTTTAGGACTAACTCGTTGGGTAATATTTCCCTGGCTGTCAAAAAAAACAGTATCTCCGTCGCTGTCGTTTAGATAGTATAGTACTACCATATGAGGAAAATTGCAATCCACGTGTGGTGCATAATGTTCTAATTTTGTTTCATAGGGCAGTATCAGATACAATCTTGCTAATATAACTGCCTTGAGAATCCAATCAAAATGATCGCAGACTATCTGCGGTATAAGACCAAAATTTTCAAGATGCGAACTGGTCTGTGTATCTGATTTAAGGACATGCACAAAACTGATAGGATTACTTCCGTCCTCTAACGCTGTTGATTCGTACTTGACTTTAAAATCGATCATAGGATGCATAACTTCGTCATCCACAGAAGTTCGACCTAGAGTGATCAACTCAAAATAATCCTGCAGATGTTTTGGAATCAGATCATCAAATACTTGAATCATTGATTATGTTTCTTTTAAAATCTTCATGATCTTTTCTTTTTCTAAAAGATCTCGTTCTAGTTCCATGTATTGATTACGCAGTTCTTTTAACTTATCCCAACGTTCTTCTAGTTCTGGATTTGGTTTAAGTATACCTAACCGCTCCTCGATTTTCTCTATGGATTCGCTCAAACTCTTGCCGCCTATCTTGATATCACTACCAGGCTTCATATCAATCCCTTCAGTGGTAATACTGACTGTGGAATCATTAGCAAAGTAGGTCGAATATATCGAAGATGTTCCTGAACTGGTCGTATAACCTCCTACAGTGGATCCAGGATAGTTACCATAAGTTACTCTAGATGGCAATGATATCGTAGAGATACCACCGAGAGAATTATTTAAACTTGATACACTATACGAAGGTTGCGTCGTAGACCAATCGCTGACATTGATAGTAACAGTGCCGCTACCGTCTTCTATATTTTCTTCATCCATTTTATTTGATTCCTATGATCATAAATCTTCGGAAACTCCAGTTAGGATAGGTAAACAGCTTTTCTCCGGTAAAAAAAGTTTCAGATAGATTAAATTCTTTAACAAACTCGTCTAAATTGCTATGGCATTCTGTGTGATCTTCGTGAGGCATATCGTTGCTCTGCAATACTACCAAGCAGTCTTTGGGTATGTTTTCAAACCATTTTCGAGACTCGATGTGTTCTACACTGGTATTGATCACAGTGTCAAAATCATCGATAGTGTAATGAAAGTCGTTGGCATCGCTAGTTATACTCTTGAACTGCCAGTCCTGCCATTCCCAAGAGTTGTTGATCTTATCAGCGATTTTTTCAACTTCGGGATCAATATCTAGGCTACGAAAATTTTTGATTTTCATTCGGTTACGAATTCGCAGTATGAAGTTTGTTAGACCATACCAACCACCTAGGCAAAGTATCTGTCTAGGTTGAGCCAGCAGATTGAGTTCTACGACTTTTTCCAGCGACTCAGCTAACCATACCTTGCTGAGAACTTGACCGCTGGAAAAAGCATCGAAGTTCATATTACTTGGCCTTGGCTTCTTTGCGGGCGTTCTTTTCTGCTGTGATTTCGTTGCGGCGTGCTTTGATCAGTTTGGCAGCTTCTTGCAGAGCTTTACGAGCACGAGTACCTGCGGCTGAATTACCACCTGTGAATTTAGCATCTTCTGCTAGAAATGTTTCAAATTGAGTTTTTAGTTGTTCTACTGTGTTTGACATTTTGTTTTCCTTATAAAATGTGTCTAATACTTATCGTAGTAAATGGTGTGGCCGGTAGGTTTCGAACCTACAAAGGCTACGAACTATGTCAGCGCCCCGTCCCCTTTCCGAACTATGGGCTCGGCGGGAGCTTTGCCAATTTGCTCACGGCCACAGCTTATTATATACTAAAAAAATACATAATGCAATAATTTTAAAAAATTTTTTAGGAAAATTCTAGCTAGATATATAGTATAGATATTTTATTTTTAAGGAAATCAAATGAAACTAAAACTTTTACCATTACTATGTCTTTTTGGAATTTCTACGGCCTACTCTCAGGTTTCAGTATATGGTGTTATCGATACCAGTATCCAATCTTATAATAACGGAACTACTAGTTTTACTAGAGCAGCTGACAGTCAATACAGCACGAGTCGTTTGGGATTTCGAGGAACAGAAGACCTCGGAGGCGGACTAAGTGCCTTTTTTCAAGTGGAAGGTCAATTAAATCCTGCTACAGGTTCTATGGGATCTACTACAGTAACTACCAATGAAATTTTTAATAGAGACGCATACGTTGGTATCAAATCTCCCGTGGGATCTATTAGAATGGGACGAACTGATGTGGCTTTGGTAGGAGAGATGGATTTATTTGTATCACAATCTGGAAACTTTGGTATGCATCCAACTAACGGTACCAGCGTTGAATTGGGTACCGATCAAAAAAACGTGGTCAGATATGACAGCCCAGTTTATCGAGGATTTCAACTTATAGTAGGTCATGCTACTAATAATGTAGGAGCAACCACGGATGCCGTAGCGGATCAAAATGGAGTCGCTCTAAGATATGAAGTAGGCAAACTAAAGGCCGGAGTAGGTCATCAGAAAAATCAAGGTGTAGGTGTGGCAGCACGTGAGACCACGACTGCAGGATTAGCCTATGATTTTTCTATTTTGTCAGTTGGTACCGCATATGCAAGGGGTGATAATTCGACCACTACTGATGTGACTAGTTCGACATGGGTAACCTCAGTAAGGGTACCGTTGCAGCAACAGTATGCTGCACATGTCGTATATGCGCACAGCTCAAATGGTTCCAGCACTACTGATAACAAAGGCAACGGTGTTACATTAGCAGTTACTAAAAATTTAAGTAAACGCACTGCATTGTATGGCGCCTATACCAAAGTCTATAATCAGACTAATTCATCAATGGCTATGTTCAACGCTACTTCTGCTCCGGCAACTGCCGGCTTGAATACCAGTTCATTAGGACTAGGAATTAGCCATACATTCTAATTGATGTTATGTTAAAACTATTGTTGATTTTATTTTTAGGAGTGTCTGCTTTTTCTACAAAGGCAGACACTGCCAACAAATTGCCAAAAGATGTTAGTATTATAGTTCCGTACGGACCTGGCGGAATTTCAGATGTACAGATAAGACATCTGACACAGTGGCTTTCGAAAAAAGGAATAAATTTAAATCCTATTTTTAAACCCGGGGGCAACAGCACATTAGCTGCCAATGAACTGATATCATCAAATAAAGATGGCTCTGTGTTGATGATAAATTCGACTAGTAACTCGTTATTAGCTGAACAGAGATTAGGTAAGAAGGTGATTGATCCAATAATATCTACTGGCGGTACTGGTCAAGTAATGATAACTTTTTCTGGCAGTAAGTATGAAAAATATGAAAATTTTATCAGCGCATTACAGAATTCAGATCCAGATATAAAGATAGGTTGGCATTCAGTAGCTACTGTTTTGAATCTTCACCAACTTTCTTCTAGGACCGGAGCGTTTAAACCTTTACTGATTCCTTACAAAACTTCTACAGATTCTAGCAGAGATGTTGCAGGACGACACTTACCTTTGGCATTAGTACCTTTGGCCACAGCCATGCCGTGGTTAGAATCGGGCAAAGTTAAAGTAGTTTTTGGTTTCATGCCAACATCGGGAAAATCTGGATTGCCAACTGATGTGATCGATTTGAAATCTAGAATTCCATCGTGGACGCATGATGAAATATTTTTTATAGGTTTACCCCCAGACACGGATAAAAAAATCTCGAGAATATGGTATCAACTATTGGAAGAATGGTTGAACGATAAAGAAACTGAAGAAGTATTCAAGAAAGCATATTTTGGTAAGGATGTTAAAAATGCAGATCAAATCGTTTCTGTGATTAAACATCAAGGTACGATGATTAAAAAGTTTAATGTAGACATTAAATAATACATGAAGACTGAAATCTCAGGAATGAAAACCAGACTGTGGAAAGAGGGAGTTTTACCTCCCTTGGATGCCAAGCGTCCTAGATGTAAAGTCCTATACTGCTACGATGGAAAAAATGGTATATTAGATGAGGACGACACAGACTTTGTGGATTGGCTCATTGTTATAGCCTATGAAACAGAGAAAAAATAATGGATCCAAAAATTTACGAATCAAGAGCTAAGTATCATTCTCTACCTGCTGATTTTCAATATCAGGGAGCTGAAAAATATCAAAGCAATTTAGAATATATCAAAGAAAATTTCAGCAGTTATCATTTTGATAAATGGAAAAAAGAAGAAGAAGGAGATTGGTATCATCAGTTAGGAAGATTTGAATTAGATCCAGAGATACCAAAAATCATTCCTTGGCTGATTGAAAAATCTAAAGAAGTAGGTTGGACCGAACTATCAAAAAAAGGAGCGCATCCGGGCTTTCCGGGAGGAGTGAGTCCTCTCCAGGATCAAGAAGATTACGATTTAGAACAAAGCGGAGTAAAAAATGATTTTGTTCAAATGGTCCCCGAGCCAGACATGTGTAATATTCCTGCTCTTCAAAAAATGGGTGAATATTGGAAATTTAAAAGACTAAGAACCAGAGTCCATGTACAAATGCCAGGTCAGCTGTTTACTTGGCATGTGGATAAACTTTGGCACAGGAATCCGTTAGCCCCGCATAAAATGTCTAGAATGGTTATATTTTTAGAAGATTATGAACCGGGACAGATAATGGTCTATGGTAATTCTGTTCTAACACAGTGGCGTGCCGGTGATGTACATATTTTTGACACGTTAAATATTCCTCACTGTACTGCAAATATGAGTTATAAGCCTAGAGTGGTAATGATTATAACAGCAGTTCGTACAGACGAGACTGATAAAATTCTAAAAGACTGCACCGCAGATACTATACATCGATATACTTAAATTGTTTTACTAGATATTCATCTACAATTACAGGCTCGAAGTTTGATGAGTCTGTTTTTTTGATAATGTCTTGAAGTAGATATTGATTAGTAGTACTTAAACCCCAATTCAGATTTGGAACCACGGCCGCACAATTCAAAAGAACTGAACTAGCAATTCCAGTCTCTGCGATCTTTCCGGATAGGTTTACATTTAATCCTAGATCATTTGCCAAGTTTGCAGCTTCGATTATCTTGAAGGGATCACTGAATTTTATCAGTTTTAAATTTACTCCTTGACCGGTGCCCAGACTCATCATTTCGCGAATATCTTTGCAGGAAAAAATGTCCTGATCTAGACATACACTTATACCCAGATCGAGAGAATTACAGTCTTCAATATAGATTATATTATCTCTAGAAGTTTCTTGAACAAATGTTTGAAAAGATTCTGTAGAAATGCCGCTGTTTGAATCAACGCATAGATTAGAATCATGTATTATTTCTCTTAGACGATGTATTAGTAAAATCTCATCGTTGATGTCGTGTTTGCCTATTTTGACTTTAAAAAATCTAGTACCGGACAGGTAACAATCTTCAGCTTCTTTAAGATCACTGTCTATAGTGTCGTTAGCTAATATTCTTAAACTTTTAAGATCATTTCTGATTTTTTTTCCTAATAGTTGATGTAGTGAAATATTATTAGCTCTACAATATAAATCTAGTACAGCCGAATACACTGCAAATTTGGCACCAGTATTGCCATAGAACATTTTATCTATGCTAGAGATGATTTTTTTATAATCTGAAATTTTTTGATTGATAATAAGGCTTCGAAACCAACGATTGATGATTTCGGCCATTCCAGAAACTGTATCGCCAGTCATTCTGGGGGCTGATGCAGATTCACCCCAACCGACCAGTCCATCTGATTCAATTTTGACTATTATATTTTCAGCATGACTTATGCACCTACCAGAAAGAAACATAGGCTTCTTCAGCGGAATTTTTAAAACAATCGTTTCGAGGTTGGTAACTTTTAAAGACATTTAAAGTAGTTTATTGAACGAAATCTAGAATCTTAAATCCTTTAGTTTTTAATTTTCTTAGTCCTGCATTGTAATTTGTTTTTTCTAGAAGCAAAGAAGTGTCTATATCGCTTTGAATACTTTTAACTGTTGAGCTATAGACATCTCTAGCCTCTGCGAAATCAGACATTTCATACATCCAATAATACCAATCACTGCGATCCACATTTGGTTTTCCTACTTGGAAAGTTGAGGGGTTCCAAGAATCTCGATACAGAATATCCTTGAAAAGTTTATTCTGCAATTTTAAAAGTCGATTTACTCTCAATGCTGAATTTTGATCATCTTTATTGATAAGACAATTTTTAAATTTTTTGTCAATGGCGACATTTAACGCAGTTTGATATGCCTGTTCCATGGGCAGGATAGGAAAATCCGCAGTCCAATAAAACGGTTCTTTAGTTCCTAACTCTGGATTTACGATCAACATATCCATAGCATGATCTAAAAAATGAAAATATATTCCATCGGAATTTTCTGATAGAACCGGTTTTTCTATTCCGAAAATGTGAGCAGTATTTTCTGGTTTATATCTAGCGTCGAATTTATCTATATTTGCAGACATAAAAAAGACTGCCGGAGTATAATTAGAATAGAAATAATTATTGTGATCTAATTTTTTATTCATAGTTCCTATGATTTTTTTAGACATGAGATTCTCTGCATAATCAACTATGGTAATCTTGATCTCTGGATTAGAGTTTGATATCCTTTTTAAAACAGGTTCGATGGCATAGTCCCATTCGCTTAGAGCATTTCTAGCAGAAGTGTCGTTGGCATTAGGTGTATAAAATTTTTTGTCAGATAAAATTTTAGGCCATTTAACTACTATTTCGTCTAATTTTATTTTATGTTTTAAAAAAGTATGTAGTATATTGTAACTGTCCGATCCTCCGCTGAAGTGTAAAACTAAATGCGAATATCGATCTCTCAGTTGTTGGGCTCGTTGTTTGTAAAGATCTGGCAAAGGAATTTTTCCTAACAGAGATCTATCAAAATTTTCCCAGATATGATTATGATAGTAAAAGAAAATTTCATCGGTCTTCAAAATTGAGGCATATTTAAAGGCTTCGAATTTTCTAAGAAACCCTCGGCCATTGACAATCCAGCAACCATATTTTGAAAGAAGTTTGGGATATTTGAGATGATCCATAGGACAAATATTTAAGCATTACTGTGTGGGTATAAATATTATCATGATAATTTTAGAAGGTCTTTTTTATTTTTTCTTATGGACTTTAATGATCTATTGGATACATAGACTGTCTCACAGTTATAGAATTCCAATACTTTCAAACTTCCATAGAGAACATCATAAATTTGTAGCGAATAACAAGATAACTTGGAAGTTTAATAACTTATTTTTATTCAACGACAATTGGCCCAGCACAATAGATTTCTGGTTGACTGAGGTTATTCCTACAATAATTTTTTCTGTTATAACAGGACAGTACTGGTTATTGTTGGCATTTTACATTTATGCCGCTTGCTTACAAGAGTGGATAGAACACAACGAAAAATTCAATGCATATCCACTGCATACTTCGGGTCAATGGCATATGCTTCATCATACAAGTTATCCCTGCAATTTTGGCATAGGAACACCGCTATGGGATTATATGTTTAGAACTAATAAAAAATTATCACTGTAAAAACATTAAATCAGTTATTTCAGTCAGTTCTCTAGATTTTTTCCATGTTCTGTTCTGCCAAAAAGATTTAGAATAATTTACGATAGGATGATTATCGAATTCTTCGTAGCTGATTCGATCTGCAAATACAGTTGTAATTTCTAATTTATTACCATCATTAGATAATATCAGTGATCGATAAAGTATTTTCTTTTGATCGATCATTTCTTTGACCAGTTTTCTAACGCCGGTGCCTTGAGAATCTTTTAATAGATGTTTCCAGTTTCTATAGTAGAAATCGTCTATAGAAGTAGCATTTAAATTCTCTTCACAATACGTAATTTTAAGTAATATCATAGATCTAACTGTTGAACAATGTAATCAGGTAAAGCAGAATAATGTAGTCTAGCAGATTTGCAATACTGACTAATGAATTCTTTTAGTTCTTCGAAATTAGTAAAATACTTAGACATATCGTGACTATCGTTGTAACCGCTATTAAAAATTATATCATGATCGAAGTAATCATTTATTTTAGAATACCGAACAGAATCAGATAGGTCTTCTAAATAAACTTTGTGTATAAAATTCTTATGGAATGAGTATTCATTTTCTAGCTGCCAATACTGAAAAGAAAAATTATTAAAATAATCAATGATTCTTCTATCTTCTCGATTTGATCTACGAAATGTAAATGCTTCAAATCTCGTCGAGGATCCATCGTAATTTGAATTCTCTATAGCTAATAAAAAACTTCCAAAGGTCTTCCAAAAATTTTTCCTTAGTACTATGAATACATCTAATTGATTATTTTCTATGATATTTTTAAAATCTCTATGCCAAATTAGAAAAGTTTTAAATCCCATGTATTCTTTATTTTGATGATGTTTCATGTCTATCATTTTTTTGACGATAGCATCGTGATCATACAAATGACTTTGAAAAAACTGAGAAGAATAACTTATCTGTTTGAGATTAAATGGTTCGAAACTACGGAACGGAGGTATCCAAATTTTAGATATTTGTGATAGCGTGTTACAGAAGAATTTTGTGCCGCTTCTTGGAATGCCGAGAACGACAAAGTTTTTATTTGACATGTACTACCAAACTTACAATTTAAATACTCGAAGTAGTGGTTTCTTTGGTGATGCTATTGGTGTTGTTGTACATATCAAATAGATCCTGTTGGAATCTTATATCAGGATCTGCAAGATAGTTATTATACTCTTCTTCATTATTCCAGATCTGTCTAATTTCAAGTGTTAGAGGATCTAGTTCTTGGTACGATCTTCGATTGTACATGTCGTGTCTTAGCTGCGCTTCTTTGTAATTAGGGCTGACCTTTTCGGCAAAATATTGGCTGTGCCATGCCAAGGAGGGCAACGGTTTTCTAAAAATTAAAGTAACGATAAAAGGCATGATCTTTCCTAGTTTATGTTCTGTTATTTATCACGAAAAATTTAGGGCCGCGCCAACTAGAATTATTTGTAGGTCTAACACTCATATAAATATTTGTCATTATGCTGGTAAAATATCTCGAAAATATAGAAAATTTTCCTAAATTAGCCGAAGAAATCATGGAATTGATTTCAAAAGTGCAGTTCAAGGATAATCAAATTTCATGTCAAGGTCTTACAGCTGATCAAGATGACTGGCATTCGAGTGTGGGATCTTTAAAAAAATTAGATGATCAAAACGAAGAAAACTATATCCATATCAATAAATCTTTACAGGGCACAGTTATAGAATCTGTTATAACAAGATTTGGCGGATATCGAGCAAGGATAATGTCAATGGGTCCTAGAAAATGCTACAGTGTACATGCAGATCCAACTCCTAGAATCCATGTTCCTATAATTACCAATGACCAGTGCTGGATGACTTGGCCGTATGATAATTATTCTCAGCATCTAGTAGAAGGTCGAGCATTTTGGACCGATACTACTAAACAACATTCAGCATATAACGGACACGAGATGTTAGAAAGAATACATCTAGTGATGTGTGTGAAAATAAATTAAATCAGATTTTTCTTAAATTTTCCAAGATAATAAAGTTTACTGTAACAAGGTCGATACTCCCAATTTTCTTTGTTAATTTCAACTCCGGGCAATCTCGCAGGTTCAGTGATTTTTAAAAAATCTTGATTAACATTGTTATACAAAAAGTCCATGCCGCGCCTAAATGTTTTGTAGCCATTAGTATTGATAAAGTCTGTCATCCAATAATCCCATTCTTGAAAAGTCGCCTTTTCTGGTTTGTTACATTGAAACGTGCTTAGATCGTAATCAGGGTAAATTATTGCTTTGATGCATGCCTCATATGCTGTACGATTAAGATTATTCGTCTGCCACCAAAAATTTAACATATAAGATAATCTTTGATTATCTTTCAGTTCGAACCATCTTTTGATTTCGTGGCATTGTTTGATTATGAGCTGCGGCAGATCAGGACTCCAAAAAAATAGTTCTACATCTATATTATCGAATCCGTTATTGACTGTGGCATGAAGAGCGGAATGCACCGGTCTATCTACAAAAATTAAATTTACATCTTCTTTTTGAAATGTTACTCTAGGTTTATCGGTACCAAAAATTATTCCAACCTTTTTACCTTTATCAAAATTTCTCAGCGTCTCTATATTGGTTGAATCGGAGTATCTTACTATGCAGCCAGGAGTAACGTAATCACCGACCCAGTATATAAAGTTTTCATCCCAATAAATATTTTTATCAATTATATCTTTACTAAAGTCATGTAATGTTATTTTTGTTTTTGGACTTACGCTCGCTAGCCAATTTAAGATAGGTTTGGCCGCATATTCAAATTCGCTGTATTCGTTAGCTGCGTTAAAATTTAGTTTATTAGGTTTCCATTTATTTGTTCCTGCTCCCGGATATCTTACGATTACTTCGTCTAAGAAAAGACCTTGCTGTATAAAACTATAAAGAACAGTATTGCTATCTGAACCGCCGCTGAGATTTAATATAAGATAGTCATATTTTTCTCTAAGCTGTTTGGCCCGAATATGATAATAACTTTTTACAGTTCCTGGAGGTTCGACGGTCCAATCATATTTCGAAAACGCATCATCGTTGAAATTCCATTTTAAATCTTTATATCCTAGATTCAATTTGGAAGCCTCTAATAAAGCCGATGCCTTATTCCAGAATATTTGTCCATTTATTTCATACCATCCCAAAGAGGGATTCTTAGACATGGTGGTGTGGTCGAGTTTAATCATAATTTTTTACAATGTATTTATATATTGATAATTACAGTATGAATAAAATCATCGTTGAAAAGAGTAATGTATCAAGTAGAATGACTGTGTTTCGTTTAGGCACTGAAGTCCTAACGGTAATCGATAATGAAGAAATTCCAGTTTGGTGCGTATCACAAACTTATTCTAGATTCACTACCAATTTTAAAGAATTGTTTCAGTACGCTGTTTCTCATCAAGAAGAAAAAAAATTATATCAATTTTTTATTGTGTCCAATGATCTCGATACAAAGTTAGATTTTATCTCAGAAAAATATAATTGTTATTTAGAACATCAAGTTAAAAAAAATTCTCTGACCGGTTACGAAAACATTGATCATGATGTATTAGAATATACTACAACATCAAATGATAGATTTATACATCTTTGGGTACTAAAGAATGAATATCGAACTATCTAAGAATAATCACATGGTATGGGGATATAATGATATCCCCTGGTCTAATAGAAAAAATTTATACGATCATTTTTTTATAAAATACGGCAAAATTAAATCTGTTCCGAAAAATTTCAGAGAAGCTTGTATAAACACAGCTAAAGAAATAGCAGAACGTGCCAAAAATCTTAATAAGAAGCCGTTAATTTATTATTCGGGAGGAATAGACAGTGAATCTATTATTGCAGCATTTATTGAAGCAGGATTAGATTTTTCTATCGCACATATTAAATATAGTCCTAGATTTAATCAACACGAGTATTTCTATGTTAAAAAATTTATTAAAAAGTATGATTTAAACCTTTTGGAGTTTGATGTAAATCCTATAGAATTTCTCTCAACTGAAAAACTTTTTTCCAAAGCAGTTAGAGATAACGCAAGACTTATCGAAACTCATCTGCTGACCAGTATCACTGAAAAAGTAAAAAATGATTTTTTTCCTATTTTAGATCATCCAGGAACTATGCTATATAGAAAAAATCCTAACTTGAATGAAAAAAGTGAATGGGCTTGGAAAGATTTCGAACATCTAATGTTTTTTTACAATCATTGCATAAATGAAAATATGGAGGCATGTCCTAGTTTTTATCATTGGAGTCCTGAGATTATGTTAGCATTCTTATTAGATCCTATTACAGTAGATTTGGTTACCAATAAGACTTATGGAAAAATAACTAACAGGACTTCGACCTTGTTGATGTATAACAATGCTTTTCCAGAATATCAATTTGAAGAACGCCCCAAATACGGAGGGTTCGAATACATTCCGAAAACATTAATAAACGATTTAAATAGAAAATTAAATGCACACACACATTATGATAGGCATAGTGGTCAGGCCTATGATTATAATGAATTAGTGAAGATGTTATCATGATACGACAGATTCTTTTATCCGATTTAGAATCTTTACAAGAATTTTTTGAATCGGCCACTACTAGTATGGACCATCGACCCGATACTTTCTCTATGGTACCTTATTATCTGTCTACAGATGAATATTATAGAGGGTTTGCGAAATTTGACGATACTGGAAAAATACTCAGTGCCTGTTTTATGAGAGAACTAGTAGAACAAAAAGTACAGGTATTGGATTTTATTGTTGCGAGAAAGGATGTTTCTATCTTTAGAAATCTCGTAGGAGAAGTTGTAGACTATGCTATCTGTTTTGGGGAAAAGAAAGGAATATATAGATTTTATACATTTCTTACCAATGACATGTTAAACACAGTCGATGTACTCAAAAAGAAAAATCTAGTATTCACATGGAGAGAGCGATACGATACTTATGTGGATGAAATTATAGAACCACAATGTTTTTCTCGTTACTATCTACACTGGGTCTATCTTATGAATACCACGGTTAGAAAGCATAGAAAGATTGTTCGTCATCATCACCTAAAGCCAGACCACTACGATAGAACTACAGAATCTTGATTTACAAAAGGCAAAAATTTTTGGTAATCTATTTTGCCAAACACTCGAATAGTGATCCTAATGCCATCAACCATGCCTACACCGTGCCAGGCACTGTCATTAAACAACATAGCATTTCCTGAAACTTTGTGTATTTCGCCAGTGTCGAATGAATGTATTTTCATAGGAACTCTGCCAGTATCAGGAATAATACTTAGACCAAAACAGGCATCGTAGTCCTTGCTCAACCTGTCCTCGCCCCATCCGTAATCTCTATGAGTGGCGAAGAATGTATTTTCAGTAATGAATACACGTATGCAGCCAATGTGTTCGTATGGAAGGCTTTCTAGGCAAAATCTTAGATAAGGAGTTTTTTCTATAATTTCTTCTCGCCACCGCCATCCTTGAACATCTAATTTTTTTGTGATATCAAACCTATTGACATTTTTTTTATTATCTATATGATATCTCATATAAAAAATATATTGTCCTCTTAAATCCTTGCTGATGTGCTGATGTTGTTTGGTTTGATAATCTACCCGATCATAAAGATCTAATGACTCTGAAGCAAATATCTGTCCTTGTTTTGCGGCCTGCACATTGAAATCATATGGCGGAGAATGGTTCCAGAACTTTTTTGTAGCTAGTATTTCTTCTTTGATTTTGTTATAATCAAAGTCTAGATCTAAACTAGCAGCAAGAATATTTTTAATGTCCATCAATTATTTAATTTATCAGCGATCAACCCGTTGATAAATATCCTAAACAATATCATTATGAACACTCGACATCTTCTTGATTTTTTTAATGCTAAAAATCTAAATCTGCTACAATATGCTACTATAACAGCATTTGTTGTAGCAGCCATCTCTTTTTTCTATATTAAATTCAGTTGGTCAATGTTGGGACTAACTGTGCTGATGTATTATCTGATATTTGGGTTTGGAGTTAGCGCCACTCTGCATCGAGCCATTACGCATAGATCTATAGTGTTTCATCCTTGGATAGAAACATTTGGAAAGTTCATAGCGATGATGGGGGGTACAGGATCAGTAATTAGCTGGGTGATGACCCATAGAGCCCATCATAAGTATTCAGATACAGATCTAGATCCGCATCCTCCTTGGAAGATATCTAAGACACTAATTGGTCAATATCCTAAAGTGGATACTCGCGGCATGCGAAGATATGCAGACAGTTCTTTTAATAGATTTACTCATAGATATTATTTCCTAGTTTTATCTCTATATGCTATAGCATGGAGTTTACTAGGAATAGAGTTTTTCTTCTACGGGTTTCTTTATCCTGCATTGTTGACCATCATTGCCAGTAACGTAGTCAACAAGTATTCTCACTCCGATCTAATCTTTAACTATCGTAGACATGATACCAAAGATACTAGCCAGAACAGCCCTATAGTGGGACTGATGACCTGGGGCGAAGGTTGGCATAACACACATCATCGTTATCCGGGTCGTGCTAGATTTGCCATGTCTTCTTGGGAAATTGATCTAAGTTTCTATCTAGTAATACTATTAGAGAAACTAGGACTAGCCAAGATCAAGCCTCATAATCCCTAATCACTGCATATTCTTTGTAAATCTTCGCGCTGCGTTCGACGAGATCTCTGTGCCTATCTAAATCTAAATCTCCCATTACATACAACAGTAATTTTTGATTTGCATCAGCTTCATCATTTCCGTGGGCACAGCTATAACTACCCATAACCCAGCCGGGGCTAGATTCAGGTAAGGTGCAGTAGATTTTTCCTAGGGTATTTGTATAAACATAAAAACTGTCTTTGTGCAGAGCTCCATCTAATAACAGTCTATAAAAACAGGGGTCATTATCTCTGTAATAGTTCTTTTCCTCTTGATCGACATCGGCTCTGAGATCTAGATGCATAGGTACCGATCCGTTAGAACTTATAGCAGTGATATATTTAAATCTGCGGAATGGCAAGTTGAGTTTGATATAATCGATCAATCTCGGACACAGTGTCTGCGCTTCGCTGGTCCAATGCCAATCAAAATTTTCTATCTGTGCTTCGTAGGGATTTTCCACGTTGTCGTTAGGAACATGTATGCGGAAACTGTTCCATGCATAGAGATGATGTTTTTTCTGTTCTTCTAATTCTAGTCGCTGTTCTTCACTGACCTGGGGTACGAAAGTATAGTAATCTTTTATCCGGTCAAGAGTGAGTTCTTTAGGCGGTAACGGTAGGTCCAGCGGAGTCCATAATATGTTATTCACCGCCAATCTCCGGATGAGCTAATCCCTTGAATAATAGATCTATAGGATGTATCTTACCGAAGAATTCATTGACAGTGTAACTGTCATCTTCTTGATTATAGTCTAGCCAGGGGCTGAATCCTAGAACAAGATGTATACGTTTCTTCATAGATTTTGCTGTAGCATAGACTCTGTGTGCGATATGCGTGTCTGTAGTGTAAATATTTCCCACAGGTGTGGTCATAGGCGTCTGCCCTTCGGATTGAAACATAAAAGTTTCATCTCCTACTAGGGGTATATTCAATCTTAGATTTTCATAGACAGGTTCGTCCTTATGCCATAGAAATTCTTCACCCACGCGATCATAATAGTCTGCATCTAAGACACCTATTCGTCCTCTTGTAGGAGTAAGTCTGAACCCTTTAATAAACTCTCGTAGACTTGAATTTGTCACTGCAGGCGATAGGTGCCGGAATCCATAGGTATCAAAATAGGTATGTTTAATAGAATTAAATCGAGAAGTATTGGCCCAATAGAACTCTCCGGGTGCATTAGTTTTAGTACCTAAAGTGCTTTGATTAGGATCTGTATTTTCACGGAGATTAGGATTATAGACTAGGCTCAAACCTCCGTAGGCTCGAGCATCACCTTTTTTAGTTTGCCATCCCTTGACTCCGTTTTGATCTAGACAGTCTTCTGTAATTTGTCGTAGCCTGTCGATGTTTAATCTATGAGGAATACTGATCCAATTATCTGTGGGTACCGAACATTGTAGATCATGATAGGCTTCTTTGAAATTTATCTGCGAATCGATCCATGAAAATATAGTTCGATCTTCGGGACAGTCCTTGACAAAAAATTTATTCATAAGGTTGAAAGAATCCCCTTAGTTGAGCGTTTTTTAAATACTCAGGATTATTTATAGCCACAAACTGCCTACAACTGTTCGGGGGATTATCCATACATTCGCAGACATTATATCTTCCGGGCATGATTACAAATTTCTGTTCTGATACTGTATTTGCTAATCTAATAATTTCTTTAAAACTTTTTAAATAATTGCCCTCTCTGGTAATCATGACTGCTTTAATCTCTGGCATAGTTTTTAAAACTTTGAGTTGAGATTCTAAAACAATAGGACTAAATTTTATAGAATCAGATCTCCATTTTGTTAGACCCGAAGTTCTATATTTTGGACTGATCCAAAATCTCGTAAGAGCTCGAACGATGGTTTCTCCCCATCGATCTGCTCGCCTTTCAACGCCTCCGAATGAAATAATTTCTTCATTGTATAAAACAGCGGTAAAATTTAAGAATTTTTTTAAATCTATATCGAGATAATTCTCGTAAAGCTCATCTTCTCGGCAGGCTTCTTTGAGGTACTGCATACATTGATTCCATTGATCTTCGTATTCTCTAGAATGCTTTGTTATATCAATAATTTTTACATCTGATGAGTTCATATTAAATATTTAATCTATGTACGACATCACTCAAAATTTCCAAAATCCTTTAGATGAAAATTTTTCCTACGGGTACGACGGAAACCTGTATAATTTACGTAGTTCTAACAAATCAGAATTTCAATGTTATTATAAACAAGCCAAATATATTCCTATTTCTTTTAAAGAAGAATGCATAAAGGTTTGTGAGAAAATCAGTGATTACGCAGAATCTGTAGGTAGAATACCTATGGTGTTGTTGAGTGGTGGGCTGGACAGTGAAGTAGTTGTGAGAAGCTTTATTGAGTCAGGAAGACCTTTTCAAATAGTTTCTAATAGATTTAACAATCAGTTGAACGATCACGAAATTCAATATGTAAAAAAGTTTTCAATTAAACACAATTTAAAAATTAAATATATAAACTTAGATATTACAAGTCTTTTGACCAGTGATAGATATTTAAAAATGGCTGAAATATCTAGGTGTCCTTATGCAGAAATGTTGCCGACCATGGATCTTATTGATCGAGTTTACTTTGAAATGAACGGTGTTCCTGTTTTAGGCAATGGAGATTTTTATGCTTCAAAAATTGATAATGCCTGGACGTATATCGAATTTGAATATATTCTAGCATGGATGAGATATATCATTGATAAGAAAATAGCAGCAGCTATAAATTTTTTCCAGTATACTCCAGAAATAGTATTATCTATGGCCTTAGATCCAATAGTGCATGATGCAATCATAGGAAATCAATATCCCAATGTTCGTCAGGCCAAATACGCAGTTTACAGAAAATATTGGAATGATATTGAACTAAGAACAAAATATAACGGAGCAGAATCAATACAATCGCTATGCGACGAAATAAACGAAAAATATCTTGCAGAAAATAAAATTTATACATCTAAATGGTCCAAACCATTATATCAGTTTCTTAAAAACATGATGCCGAGAGTAAACGAGATAAATTAAAATATGACAAACACGATCGTACCTCCCGGTGTTAGCGGAAGATCCCAATCATATGATCCTAAAAATGTTAGTAATGAAACCTTGGCCAATGAATTAGTATTGGCTAATTTGGGATCCTTTGAACCGTTAAAAATAAAAATCGATATCGGTCAATTTATGCGAGAGATAGAACCTTACAAAAATGCATGGGTGGATTATCTTCCAAGAACAGATAGACCAAATAATAGAAAATCTTTAGTTTTAACAAATTTAATCGGTAAGAGTCATACAGATAATCCTAGTCTTGCTCAGGCCAGCTATGCTGCTAATAGACGCCTAAGCGAAACTGAATTTAGTTATCCTACAGAAGTCTACAATGCCTGTAGTAGTCTTAGAAGTTTTCTTGATATGTGGCAACCTTTAGGAAGAACTTTTTTAGTAAAATCTGACACTGGCGGTTATTTTGTTCCTCATAGAGATCATCCCACGATGCCGCGCGATGTTTTTAGACTGATTGTTTTTCTAAATAACTGCGGCCCCTATGACTACGATTGGTGGATGGATGATCGAAAAGCTCAGATAGAACATGGAAGAGTATATTATGTCAACACTAGACTTACTCATCGAACTATCAGTTGGGTCAATGATAGTATACATTTAATATTAAATGTTCCCATGACTTCTGAAAATGTTGCTAAAGTGATTGCTAATTTACAACACAGTCATTAGTTTTTCCAAATTTATTTTTTAAGGACTACATAAGAGCTAAATTTTTCGTAGCTTCTTTTTAGTAATTCTAAATGTCTCTCTTTGTTTAGCCATCCTCGTATATAAATGGTCGTTCTGCTTTCATCTTCTTTGACTCTGTGTATAGCTGAGGTTGAATTTAAAATATATCCGCACGGTACTTTTGGCAGAGCCGCAACAACATATTCTTTTCCGTTAAATGTTTCTAGACTGTCAATTTCGCCTTTAACGACGAATCTATACCCCGCAGGCTCTGTATCTAATATATGTTCATATTCTCCATTAGAAAAATTCATGGCAGCATAAACATCAACATGCGGACCAACTTCTTTTTGCTGTATCTTGTATTGAATATTTGTAATTTTATCAAATGGTAATTGATTTAATATTTTATCAAAATTATTTTTTTTGATAACTTCGTCGCTGAGTAAAGTTGAATTCCAATATGGATTATATTTAGAAACAACAGGCGTGCCGATAAACGAATCAAATTCGATATTTTCTATTTCTATGTCTAGAGGACAAAATAAAATTTCATTTAACATATGCAGTCGACATAATCATTTATATTTTTCAAACTGATTAAACAATTATCTTGATATTTTTCTATACTTCTCTCGATTAGAGACTCATATTTAAACCAATCAATTTTATTTGCCCAATGGAATATAAAAGTTATTTTTTTGTAATCCGGATTGAATTTACTATAGTGTTGAGTTCTTAAATTACTCCACGCAAAACTGTTAGTACCAAGTTTTGTAGATACTTCTACTGTTTTTATTTTGTCTTCAACTGATGTATTAGGAAGTACTTCTGATACCCAAAAATTATTGTTGGGATTTTTATCCATCACTATTCTAAATTCTAAAGGAAGATCCAAAAACAATGATTGATCTCGATGGGCTATTATATCTGTGGTACTAGACCATATTGATAATCCTATAATTTCTTTAAAAGGTAACTGATCATAGAACTGTTGCCATAGATCAGGCCATTTATTTTTTATATCTACGATGTTTTTTGACCAAACTGATTTTGACGTATCGTACCAATCGGGTAGAACATCTATAGAAAGAAAACTGCTTCCTCCAGTATATTCTGTGGCCACATCTTTGTTTTGTTTTATGCTTGGAACAGCATTTTCAAAATACCAATGAAAGAAATTTTCATTGCTGAAGATAGGAATATCTAATGGAATAAATCCAAAGTTTCCAAATTTTTCTTCTAATCTGAGAATGTGTTTCTTAGTTTCTTCGTCGTAGCGATTTAGGTTGTTGAATCGCTGTTCAGTAAACCATTTTTTTTCGTCCGAAGCGTAACCGGTGTTAAATCGAGTCATATAAGATATTTAATCTTATATGTCGATGACAAAAATATATTAGTGCAATGACGTCCAGGAACCGCCTGCTACTGCCCTTACTTTGGTTAGAGTAGTATCATAATACATCATACCATTTACTCGATTACCTGAGCCGCCTATAGCAGAATCTGCTGCTGCTTCATTGGCATATGTGGGTAATACCGGAACTGTTAGGAATTCAGTTTTTCTACCTTTGATAGATATTTTATTACTTCGACTTCCGGTCTCATCAGTGGCGCTAATATCAATTCTAGTAGGAATAACTCCAGTACTAACTACACCGTCGACAGTATGAGTTATTTCACTGGTAGTAACATAGCTGGTGCCATCATGGGCAACAAATGTAATTTCGCTGATTTCGTCACTGGCAGCTACTGCTGTGGGCACTGTGTCAGTGCCTCTTGCTCTTCTAAAGGTCGTGTTTCTAGAATCAGCCGTAGTGTGAAATTGCTGTATAAGCAGCACAGGTGCGCCAGAAGCATATCCGTTGACTGTGACCCTTGTTGACCCGTCTAGGTTGATCAATCCTGCACTGTCGAGGTACATTCTTCTAGTCATAGTTCCACTAGAATCAGCAGTGAAAAAGTCGAGACGTCCTGGAACTGCAGTTCCTGTAATAGTTCCTTCGGTTAATCCTTTGATTGTAGCTGCAGAAACTACTGCACCTGTTGTAGTAGGTGCGTTCCAATCTATATCACCTAGAGAATCATCAGCTAATGGAATAGTCGGTGAGGAAATAGTTCCTCTTCTGCGTTGGAAAACTAGTGCCGATGAAAACGGTGAATTGTGTGTTTGTACAAGACTTATAAATCTAGAAAGCTCGTCTGACGCATAATAAAATACTTCATTATTAAAAATCGAATTACCTTGTACTGTGAGATCATTATCTACCGTAACATTTGTCTGAAATTGGATCGGAGTATCAACTAAAATAGTACTAGATGTAGCAGAAGAAATTAGATTGGTTTCTATGTTGCCACTAACATTACCGGTGACGTTACCAGTGACATTGCCCGTAACATTACCGAGCACATTGCCATTTAAAGTCGCCGTGGTAACATTTAATACCACTGTAGATGCGCCATTGAATATTTTTTCAGTTATAACAGCATCTGCTTCTATAGTGTCGTGAGTTAAAATATCAACTCTGGCGCTTAGAGATTTAGTAGTATTATTGTATGTAAAACTGATGTTTTGATGGGTGCCTGCTAATAACGAGGCTGCTGCTGCATCTTTGGCTTCGTTTGAGCTTATTCCTGCAAGGAGTACTCCGCCGGCTGTAGATCCGTCGCCTACACTGACTCGTTTTAATTGTGTATCATAAACTAATTCACCCACCGATGGTGTAATACTTCCGACTTCTGCGGTGTTGCCTCTGCGAAGCTGTAATGGCATATTTCGACTCCTGGAATCAATCCTATCTCATATATTTATGCCTCTCCGATCAGAAGTTATAGTCAAAAAAATAGGGCTTCGAAAAGCCCTATTTAAACTGCGTAGTTTAATCTACTACGGGTCCATTTCCGTTACGAAATCCTACTTCACCACCTTCTGCTTGAATACGTGCAATAACGTCTTCAAAAAGGATAGGTGCGAAATTTGGAGTTTGTTCCACGCAAACGCAATGATAACGGACATCGTTTTCATTACTGTACAAGACTTCTCCTGTACGTGCATCAACACCTCGGGCCCGCTTTACACGGTTTGAGTGTAGATGACCGTGAATGTTTACACCAAACCGTCCTAAACTCGCTTCGTGGACAGGAATATGACTAAGAATCATGCCGTTCATCACATGGTAAGCTCTTAGTTCGCGGAAATATACGCTATATTCTGTATCACGGAAGATATCATGATTGCCACGAATAAGTACCTTGTCCCCGTTTAATCGAGATAGAGTTTTTAGAGATTTTCGATTTATAACCACATCACCGAGGTGATAAACCTTATCCGTAGGCTTTACCTGTTCGTTCCACGCTTTGATCATAGCTTCGTCCATGTCTTCTGGATTGTCCCATGGACGCAACTTTGAACCGTCATCACGTAAGAAACGGCACACGCCTGCGTGACCAAAGTGCGTGTCGCTGACTAAAAATACGCTAGGCATAGTGCCCTCCTTTCTTAAAATATAATTATAATCTCAAACGTCGATGCTGTCAAGTTTGGTATGTTATAACAGCAGATTGTATGATTTTGGAGAATTTTATCTCAGCTTCTTCTAAGGTATTTCCGCTGACTAAAATAGTACCGTTATGATCGACCGCAAAATCATTTCTCAACATGCGGATCTGTTTAGATTTTGGATAGCTTATTTGATCGGCCAAATTGCTGTCCGGTAAATGCAGTTCTTTTAATGTGCCGTTTTTTAAAGGAATCATTCTTAAAATAGTAGGCTTTATATCTAGAGTATAAGTTTCATCAAATAATAACTTATTTGTCAATTTTACAGCATAATTTTTTTCACCGCTGTGTAGAAACAGTCTATAAGATACAGCAGATGTTCTAGCGGCAAAATCGATAAAGTAAAAACGATTTTTATCTACAATAATATCAAACATAAAAGGACTATTATCTAATTCAATATCGTCAAAAAACTTTTTTATTTCTTTAATAATAGAATTTTTAAAATCTACAGTATCAAATTTTGATGGATACACAAATCCAGTTTCGGCAGTATAGGGATAACAATCACTTTCAATTTCATACATAAAATCGATAGATATTTCTTTATTTTTAACTATTCCAGATACTGATACCAATATTCCAGGTATATATTGTTGAATTAAATAATTGCCTCCTAGAGAAAGATATTGTAAACTTTTAAATTTAGAATTGTGTTTCTCTTGAAAGGTATGAGTTTGAAAGTTGGTATCTTGAAAAAAATCAATCAGTTGCTGTTGATTTTCAATTATTTGAACTCCTAGACTGCAGAAACCTGAAGATGGTTTTACTATACATGGAAAATTTATACTTTCAGCGATCTGATGTATTTCTTGAAGATACTCTATTTCATCATAGATCTCCGGACACGGTACTCCGAGGTTTTTCCATATTTTGTAATATGATGATTTATTTTTTATTTTTTCTGCAGATGCACTCTGTATACCTAATAGATTGAATCTATCGTTGATTGTTGCGATATCAGTAACCATACTATCTGCAAATAAAGGATAAATGAAATTATATCCTCGATTACAGAGCTCTTCGATTTTCTGTAATAATTCTTTTTTACTTTCAACAATACTGTACCTACCATCCAAAGATTCAATTAAAGATTCTTCAATGTCGTTTTCTACCTTGTTTGGAGATAGTATAAAATGAACATCGAAATTATTCTGTTCTAATTTTTTAGCCATGTTTATTTGACTAGTATTTGTACAGGAAAAAATTATTTTTTTCATCGAACTGCTGATATGTTTAGAATTTTAAATATATTCAACATCTGCCGCTAGTATGAATCTATATTGATCACTTTGTACGATGCCAGGTCTATGCCATTGATCGGATGGGTAAATCAGCCAGTTACCGTCTGTGGGCTTTACAAAAAATTTATCATTTTTTTCGGGGCCAGAAGGTGCCATTTCTGTTCCGCAGTAATCTCGGTCTTTGACATCTTCGGGAATATGTAGATAAAAAATTCCACTCATCATCTTGGCATTTGGATTTTCTGGATGCCAATGGTTATGCCATAATTTTTCACGATCTTCGGCACCCTGGAGATTAGTCATAAACGACCAAGCCATCATGTTAGATATTTTGGCCTCTCGACCTAGATACATGAATACTGAAAAAAGAAAACTCATTCTATATTTGAGCCAAACAGATTCTGGTCTAGCAAATATATTTTCTTTAGTCTGATATTTAGGACTGTTGGTAAAATAATTTCCGTCGGCGATAATCGATCGTATAATGCCCACAGCAGAATCATTATCCTGTTTGGTAATTACACTACTAAAATCAAATTTTCTAAAAGTGTCGTTTTGATCGATTACTGTTATCATTGGGTATTTAAATGAATATCGATAGTAGCACTATAGTTTCGGTTCGAGGCGATGCTCGAGGCCACCCAGGCATTACAGCGCCTGCTACTTTAGTCCAGCCTAACATGGAATCCGTTATCTCGCAACAGCTTCGCTCTGTAAAAAGTTGTCTGTCATATTGAGACCAATAATGCACCTACGATGCACCAACTCTGCAGTTCCACCCGCTCGGTATCGCCTTACGGTCATTGATCGGATCTTGTGCTACTATCGATAACTGGTTGCGGGGGACAGAATCGAACTGTCGATCTCCAGGTTATGAGCCTGGCGGGTTACCTCTTCCCCACCCCGCGATAACTTTAGTTGATAGTACTCGAGCCTTATAGGACTGAGCGGATTTCTGAGTGGAGTTCGATATTCCTCATAAGCCATTGCCCTCGGTTTTATCAGAAGAGTAAGATGGCCCTATTCTTCATGAGTCTGTGCGTCCACAAACGATACCCGCCGAATGCTATCAACTAAAGTGTCTAGCCACGGTTCCCGGACCGCCCTAAACTGAGTTGTTACCCTGTCCGTTAGTATTTGCGTTTTATGTCGTCAGTTCTACTTCTGCCGCCACGGTGTCTCAAGTCGTCCATATAACGGACCTTATGGTCATTACCGTTTGTACCCTGTCTGTATGGCTGCGACAATCGCCCACTTTATATAACGTAAAAGTGTAAACCGGGGTCTGTTACAGCAGGCCTTCTGTTTGAAGAACTGCTGCGGTTTCATCACTGAGAGGAATCTCAGTTTTGATATTGAGTTCAAGAATTTCGTCATTGAGCTTCTGCTTGGATTTTTTCAGGTTGAGGATTTCGGCCTTGGCCTGTGCGATCTGATCTCTGCTGACTATTGTGGTAGTCACTGTGTCGCCGTAGCCAAACACACGACTACGTGCTTCGTCTTTGAGACTCTTGATTTTCTCCAACTTGCCTTTGATTATATCTAGAGATGTCATCTCTTTGGACTTGGCTAATTCCTCTAACTGACCAATTCTTTTATCAATGAACGCTGCTTTGGCCAGTGCAGTATCAATACCGCTGGCTGCATTAGCGGTACCGACTAGGGCACGGATATTGTACAACGCCATGGTCAACTTCTGTCGGCGGCTGTCGTTTTCTACTAATTGGCTGTTAGCCTTGGCGATAATATCCTCGACATTCTGAAACTCGTTGAGTTCAACATCTAGATCGACTTTGATGGCCTTTACGGCATCATTGATGCTGTTTTGTACAGCATTGGCTTTTCTCAGTGTAATGTTCATTCCCATTTTCCTTTTTCTTTGCGAGGCAATTTTTTCATGTAATCTTCTTTAGTATAAAGACCTTCTTCGATTTCCTTTAAGGCAGTTACGATCGGTCCGTTGTCTGTAGCGACCCTTGCCTGCGATCCTTGCCTAAGTTCTCTAGCTCTTTGGCTAGCGCCGAGAACTAGATCGAACAATCCACCGTATTTCAATGCTGCTTTTTGAGAAGTAATCCTAGCCATCTGCTATCCTTTATTATAGTGACGGTTTGAGGAAAGGTCAAGTAATAGACCGGACAATAGACAACGGAAGAATTCAATCTTCCTTTGACAATGTGCAAATAACAATACACAGAGGTCTATATATTTCCGATTAACAAATGACATTCTATTAGGGATCGGATCACATAAACACGGTCCAATGTTCAGTTGGATTGTAAGTATGG